AGTTTAGTTTTTAACGGCTCAATTATCCAAAGTCTATTAGATGCGCTTTCTTTTAATGCAGCTATTTTATCAGTCTGGACAATGGTTTCGCGCTCATTGCTCACGCCAAAATAAGCAAATAAATCGGTGTAGTCGGTGTCTTTAATTAGTTTTATTCGTGCTTTATCGTAGGTATTTAGCCGTTCTTTATATATGCCAAACCTAACCTTTAATTCGTCTAGCGCAGTTTCTCTTGTTGCGTACTCTTGTTGCGAGAACGGTAGTTCTTTAGTCGCATTCAATACAGTATCTAAATCGGGCATCCAGTCGGGTGCTATATCAACATCTTGTATTTTTCTATATAGCTCACGTATAGTATGTTGAATTTTGCTAATCTGACCTTCAATATCAGTTATAGTTGCGGCTTCTTCGCACGACCGCTCTTCTAGTTGGGCAATTTCTTTGGCCCAAGCCTCATCGTTTCCATTTTCAGCACCTAACGCGTCTAGTTCTTTCAGTTTGGCTTTCTTATCGCGACGCAAGAATTCGCGTTCTTTTTTAATATATTCTTCAATATCGCGCATCGTGTCTATGTCTAGCAGCTTGCATAAAAGGCCATACATATCTTTCTTATCTAGATCAATAATAAATTGTCTATTCTGCATTGCAGTAGTCAAATTTACAAAGTCTTTATAGTTGCCCAATCCCAGGTCTTCACGCATATACTTGTAAGTCTTGACGATAGTGTCTTTTGTAATGTCATGGCCATTCTTATATAAGTGAAACGTAGTAGCGGCCGAATACTTTTGCCAGGACTGTTCTATGATATATTCATCATTAACAATTCTAAAACAGCATTTAATGTAGGCCGACTTTGCATGTTTATTAATGATATCATCTTTATGGCCGCGTTCACACTCGTTAAACAGTATCCGTATCAATATGTCTATAACCGAAGACTTGCCTATTTTATTTTTACCACTCAAGGCAGCCAGTCCGTTTAGTTCTTCAAAGTTAATAAAATTGTTAGGGCCATAGCAGAACACATTACTCCATACTAGATAGCGGATATAGTATCGCACAGTAGGATATAACTGTCTATTCTGTAAAAACTTATTATGATAATCCAGAACCTTCTGTACCATATCTTGATTAGTGCCTGTGGATTTAAGCATATCTGTAATCAACGTAGCATGTGACAACTTAGACATATCAATTTGCAAGGTGTTAGATACGTCTAGTTTCATCTTTGCGTTGGTTGCGTCATGTCTGATTATCTGCGAGATTGGCCGCTTGTACTTATCACGAATTTCTTCGGCGGCGGTCTGTATCCATTCCGCAGAACAGTTCTGATGGATCAATGCAAGATATGTAATTGTGGCTTGAGTGTCTGGTAATGGCGCGACGTACTGATTGTCTTTGCCAACTATTTTTAAGGCAATTTCTTTTAATGGAATCCATACGTGATGGCCAGATCGTGCGGCAACGTCCCACAATATATATCCATGATTAAGTCCCTCACCTCTATTCTTCTGGACAAATGATCCGGCGTACGCCATATTTGGCGCCAAGAACTGAGGTCTGTGTATGTCTCCCAACATTACGATGTCATAATGACTTAGGTCTTCTTGTTTAAATCTGCCATTATAGATGTTTTCATTATTATCAAACTGAGCCGAGATAATCGGCTCATGCAATAATGCTATAGTTACAGTACTAGTGGGCATAGTCGGGATAAGTTTATCAATTGGACTATACACGCAAAAGTTAATATTGTCCATGCGATACGTTCCGGTTTTAGAATAACAATTAATGTATTCCCATTTAGGCAATGGCGTACTCACTCCAAGTGGAGACCCATCAATACCTTCAGAATATGGCGCCCCGAGAAGTATAGAAATATTATCTTGTGCGCATTTAGAGTTAATATTATAATCATGGTTGCCTGGGATAATTACGGTGCGAATAGCGTTGCTTTCCAACATCGCCATCATTTCGTAAAATAGGTGGACATCATCGCTATTTAAATAGGTCTTAAACTCAAATATATCACCAGTTATAACTAACACCGCAGCTACTCGATAGTTTGGCCAAGCTACAATATCAGCAACCAGAGTTGCCCAAGAGCTTCTTATGTTTGTATAATTTTTTTCAAAGATATGAATGTCTGAAACGTGAAAAATATGCGTAATCATTATGTATATACCTTATTCATGTCTAAACTTTAGAGACTACTCGCACACGCCTCAATCGCACATACCTTAATATTAGATATATGCAATGAACATCACCAACAAATATAAGTTGCCAACTCTATGCAAAAAAAATAAAACGAGTGAAGTCGACAGGTTTATCCTGGTTCATGGGATAAAAGTAGAACCGCCATACCAAACTGATTTAGAATCTATACAAGAGTATCATTACATTATTAAAGATTGGGGTGAGCTTCATAGAGTACCGTTTGGAGTTAGGCGATATCCCGGCGGCGAATATGTCGGCTATCTTGAACTATTTAATCGCAAAACCCTAGTAGAACCGTGTCAAGCCCATACCGAGTTGCCTAATTCTGTAAAAGACGCAATTGTCCAGCATGTAAATAATAGTATTAATCAGGGAATGGTCAACATTTATAGATATAAACGGTTTATCCGATTCATTAAATAGAAAGCACCAGGCAACATCTAAACGGATACTACAAATTTATCCACATAAGAAGTATGCTCTCCAATATATCCTTTAGGGTTGCTTACCACCCGCACGCCGTTAATTTTTTTATCGTAGTGTTTGTGTGTATGGCCATGTGCAGCCAATGATATGGGCGACACCAAGAGTTGCGCGGCCAAATCATTTTCATATGCATATGTATATATGTTGGTCAAGTCAGTTGACTTATCAAATAGTGGCTTGTGGTGAGTGAGCAAAATAAATGTAGGTGGTGTCTTTTTAGCCGACATAGCAGCCGCACATACTTTCTTAGCCGCGCAATATGCTTGTTTTAAAAACGCCACCGCCGCATTATGTTTTTTTTGCATGTCGACGACTGTATATTGGCGATATGATGCTTTTCCATTGATGCGCGCCGGCACATATATAAAGTTGTAGTCGTTCATGCGCGCCTGTATAAGTTCAGCTATAGTGGATCTAGTTTTTTTCTGTGTGGCAGTTCCTTTAGAGGCATCTGCTGTAGCCGATTTGGATACAGCCGGAATATGCGTCCATAGAGTAGTGCCAATAAATACAATCTCGCGCATGTCGTTCTTGTATGTCCAAGTAGAATTATTTAGATAATGATAGTTTGGGATAGTCTTTGTTAATGCTCGCAACTTCTTGTCAATCTCAGGTATTGTATTTGTTATAAGCTCAGCAGGCCCGGCTCGTGATTTAGTATAGTACTCATGATTACCAGCCACGTGTACAATCGCCTCAAATTTAGGAGAGAAGTGGCGCAAAAAAGACAACAGCTTTTGAAAATCCACAGGGTCGCCACACACGCATATGTCGCCAACTAAGCAAAGGATAGGTGCGGCGGGAGTGATCAAGTTAAATGTATCTTTGCTATAAAATTCCAAATGTAAATCAGACACGATCTGGATTTTCATAAAAAATTACAGTATATTAATGCATATAAATACTATTACGCAATAAATCATAGCTTGGCAAAGATCTTGTCTAGCGTTTCAGGTGAAGGCAATACGGGATCGGCCGGTTTATAGTTAAATATAGAGAATCCCTCGATGTCGCAATAGTGATTACCGACATTAGTCATTCTAACTAGTCTGTCGCGATAGCGCGCAACTGTAGCCAAGTATACTGCCTTCGCTTTAGTTTTGTAAGTCGACACACAGTGAACACATGTCATTTGAGTACCGGAATGATAAGAAGTTACCATATAAATCTGCATTATAAACTATATATACTTATCCATGTCAAGCTGGAGCGGAATATATCCCTCGCCGATATAGCCCGTAGAAGAGTCGCCAGTCTTAAAATCAAAGATTATAGTATCTTTCCAAATTATAGTTTCTGCCTTATCTCGGACTAGTATATGTGCGGTTTTAAACATAGATTCCCAATTATTTGCAAATACAACAGTTGGTTCAATATGGATCAAGAGACTTGTAATTTTTGTATAATTTGGCAAAACAAACCTAACACGGTACATATCGCCTAATGTACTCCAGTTAGCATGTAGGTCTATAATATTTCCTTTAGTCGTGGTTACTTGCATATCAATCAGTTCATCTAGAGGCGATGTTTCGCCGCTGCCAAACGAAGATGTGGGTATGTGCATATCAACATATTTACAAGCAGGAACATCGCGTTCGTTCTTTGCAATTTTACATAGTCTAATCTTGGACTCACGTTCCTTAATTAGCAAATCGCTAGTTATTGCGCGTTGCTTTTTGTGGTTTTTGCTAGACTTGATTATGTATATTGCCAATATGAGTAGCGCGACTATAATCAACCCGATCCACGAGTAGAACCTAGAATAATAATGCGAGCGTGGTTCGCGCAGCACTACTGGAATGTCTTCAACCGCTACATACCCATACTCTAGTTCGACATGGTTTTTGAATTCGTTACCTTCTTGAGCATCATACTGTTCAGCATTCAACTGCTCGGATGATTGTTCATTACTATCTGATGGATTTAACATTTGATTTATCTCCTATATGATTGCAAAAAATAAAGTTGTACATCTATAATCGCTATTTATGAGTTCTTGACTAGAATGATTATTTTGTTGAACCACTGTTTAGCGAGGCTATATATATTTTGCATAGGTGGTCTAGCATCTACTTGAATAGATGTATTAGTTTCTAAATCAATATGGTCATCAACTATAGGATGATAAATAATAGTACCATCATATAAACGTTTTCTTCGGAATGCCATTATAGTATATATATTATAATGAGTATAGAAGATGACCAAATGTATAGCCTACTGTCCGCCGAAGAGGTCGGATCGACGGCAGTAGAATGCAAAACTACAGATGATACGGGTTCTGAGTCAGCAGACCCATCTTCCGCGATAACTACTCTACGCATATATTCCCCAATACATAAGGCCGATACAGTCTTTACGACTATACTGACTAATCTTTACAAAGATACGGCGTTCCAAAAAAATATAACGCGCTTAGAAAGCGGCACTGAACGCGAAAAAAAGAAAGCCTCAGTGATTCAGAAAACAGTACAGCACATCCGCGTATATGGAGATAAGTCACAACCGCTCCTATTAGCGCGCGATGTAGGTGTGCTCATGGGCATATCTAACATAAAGTTACAAGTTAAGTACTATACTTCCGCAGAAAAAATCATTGGTCTCTATCGCCAGAATAATGGCAAGACAAACCAAGTTGAGTTTTTAACTTGGAAAGGGTTCATTCGCGCAGCCAGTAACAGTCGCTCTGTTTTATCCGATCTATTCAGAGAGTTTATTTATGAACTAGTGGCCGAAGCAATAGGCGATCCTACACTACTAAATACCATCACGCAAAGAGTGGCAGAAAAAAATCCAGAACTTATAGATGCCGCAATTGATGAGCTCGATACAAATATAGATCGTTACCGAATACTATACGAGAAAGAACGCATCAAGGCACAGCTTATACAGAATAATCTAGAAAAAGAAACGCAACATAGGTTAGTCGCCGAACAAAAACAGATCGATGCCGAACTCGATAGTCTGATCCAGACACACAAGACTAAACAGTTGGCAACTCACCTCGAGCACTATGAAAAAAAAATACTACAGTTATATGAGACGCCAACTAGTAACCTAGAAATAGAGCTATCTATATTAAAACATCGATATATGAAACCAATATATATCTATATTCCACAAGCCAAAGTCTACAACGAATGGTTAGGCAAGAAAGATCCCGCGTATTCCGACTATGTGCAATACGTGCCTGACTATGTTGACCGGGTAACATACATTATGCAGAGATGTGGGGGGTTAAGTAAAGATGGTGTATCTCAATACGATGCTATTAGATGTACATTACTAGACAATGAGTATTTATACTTTTACATACACATGCATACAAATCCGCGACCATCTGCAGTAGTCATAGATGATTATATACATGTGGCGACTGAGTGGGTGACGGACAAACGTCATTATGATGCTGTAGTGGACGAACTTAGCAAAGAATGCGAAAAGCTAAATACCAAAAAAAAGACAATATACTATAGCACACTAGAAGAGATCCGATTGATTATTAGTCAAAAGTTGATGGAGGGCGAATCATCTGGCGCCAACACCATTTATTAAATACCTATGCTATGGCCCAAGAGTATATATCTACAGCAGTACGCGGTCCGTTATAAACATCGGCATCATATGGCGAAGCACCTACTTTAATAAGAGTGGGTACTGACTGTACATTATACTTGGCAGAGAGTTCTGCGTTTTTAGGATTACTTATATCGATAGCAATTGGCTTAATCAGAGATAAGGTAGTCATTCCGCAAAACTTAGACCATTCATCTTCCATCATGACACAATATGGGCAAGATTTGCGATGGAACCAATAAACGGGCTTAGACATGGCTTGCTTGACCATATATGCCAATAAAAGCAAAATGATGATGATTGCCAACATTATATATTAGGCAAATATATTTTTAGATTCGGCAAACCCCAGCTACTCTTTGCGAAATTGACCAGCTACTCTTTGCGAAATTGACCAGCTACTCTTTGCGAAATTGACCAGCTACTCTACACTTACAACATTTACAGTTCGCGGAATCTGTTCATTAAAACAGTCAATCTGATCACGAAGCTTTAGACACTCATTGCGTAGCTTTTCAATGTCTGCAGTTAACTCGATGTGATCAGCCGGCTCCAGCTCATTTATGCCCGCGTACATCTCGCACACATGATCTTCTTGATCTGGGTCAAAGTGAATAGCTTGGCGCTGTTCTATCTGAATGATATCTTCAAATACTTTTATTTTTTGTTTGTTTATGTCATAGTTGCGATAGTTGAGGATGATCTCTTTACGCAAGAGCTCATTATGCAAAGAAAGGAACTTGATGTATAGTTGGTTTCGTTCTTGTTTAATAGTTAAATATTCGGACACCGTTACATATGCGGAAGACGCTCTTCTTGAGCCTACTGTTTCATCCGACATTGTCTGCTATATTGAGTATGGGTAACTAACAGATTTGCGCGTATAGTACAAAAAAATAATTATATTAGCGATACGATCGCCTCATTTACTGGCATGCCGTACAGATCTCGGGCTCTTCCTGCGCCGCCAATTGACGTGCCTTAATCTGCTTCTCTACTTCAGGATCCACAGCCAAGTTCTGAGCTTTAACCGCCGCCTTGGTTCGGATATAATAGGAACCAGTCTTAAGCTGCTGCTTCCATGCATACATGATACATTTGTAAAAATGCCCATCATAAGTATATCTGTTGAAGAACAGATTCATACTCTGAGCCTGATCCACATAGGGTTGGCGATCTCGCGCCATACTAATTATGGTTTTCATCTTCATCTCATAAGCGGTCTTGTATAGCGCCTTAAACTCGGCAGGCAAGTTTGGCATAGATTGCACAGATCCATCATTTACTAACAGATACTCTCTGGCAACTCCCATATCATAATTGATAGATTGCAGATCGCGATATAAGTATTTGTTGATAACAGGAAACTCACCTGCCTGTGTCTTGCGCATATAAATGTTTGACTTATATGGCTCAAAGCTTTCAACATAGCCCATGATCTGACTGGTACTGGCTGTTGGCATGGCCGCAGTAACATGAGAATGCCGCACACCATATTCAGCAATTTTAGCACGTAGCGACTCCCAATCGAACATACCACACGGTTGCGCCGCATATAGTTCCCAATGGAAACGTCCCTTGGCCATATGGCCACCGCCACGTTCTAGATATGCCGGATATGCCCCTACGGTCTTAGGTAGATCTGCTGCGGAATTAAATATGCGCGTGTGTTGCATATATAGTGGTTCCGAATATAAGGCCGGATATTTATCTAGTACTTGCGCCGGTAAAGGCGACCATTCTACATATCCGACATCCCTAATTTGTTTGCGGAGTCGCTTGTAAATGCGATAGCAAATGTCATTACTTTCTGAGATTGCGCCATAGTAAATGGCCTCAAATATTTTCTTGTTTAGATCGGCGGCAGCTGGTGACTCAAACGGAACTCGATACTTCATGAACACATCGGCCAGACCTTGTACGCCAATTCCAATTGCGCGAGTGCGAAATGCCGATCGGGCAGTCTCGATTACGGGGTAGTAATTCTTGTCTAATAGCTTATCTAAGTTGGCCACCATCTTTCTTGTGTTGTCTACAAGTTCCTGATATGCAAATATAGGGTATAGTGGAAACTCATCATTAAGCGGCCTTCTTTGATCGCGCGAAAGGAGTAGCTCTTCGGCAGACCAAGAATCGCGCACATAATTAGGCAGCACAATATTGCCCAAACAACATACCGCATATTCTTTATCATCCGAATATAACAATATCTCAGAACATAAGTTACTGGAACGGATTATCCCCACATTATTCTGCATATTATAGCGGTTAGCGGTATCTTTAAAGCAGATATATGGGACACCTTGTTCTTTCATCAGGTCGTAGGCCGCCTCAAGAATATCTCGTGCCTTAACGGTATCTCTGGCGCGACCTTCTGCTTCATATTGCAGATATAGCTTGCGATAATCATCGCCCCATACATTATTTAGACCGGGGCATTCATCTGGGCAAAACAGTGACCATTTGTCGTCATTCTCGGCGCGTTCCATGAATAAGTCAGATAACCACAACGCATAGAATAGAGAGCGTGCCCGAATATCATCTGATCCATGGTTACGCTTTAACATGAGAAACCTGAATATGTCGGGATGATGTGGTTCAATATACATGGCCGCATGACCGGGGCGTTTGCCGCCTTGGTTATATAGCCGCACACATGCGTTGAATACTTTCATGATAGGCACTAGACCCGCGGCAGGTCCGTTAGTTGAACGGATTAGCGAGTCAGTCGCCCTATAACTAGACACATGGACGCCAATACCCCCCGCACTCTTAGAGATCTTTCCCATGTCGCGATAAGTCTTATCAATGCCATCTTGCGAGTCAGTAGTACCTAACAAGAAGCAGCTAAATAACTGAGGTTGAGTACTTCCAGAATTAAACATAGTTGGCGATGCTTGGCAGATTAATCGATGAGAGTACAAGTCATAAGTATCGAAGATAAGTTCCAAATTTTCTTTGTTAAAAGTGTCATTGGTCATGTGCACGAATATTGCAATACGCATAAATAAGTCTTGTGGGCGCTCAACCACCTTACCATTAAGCTTCATTAAATAGCTCTTTTCTAATGTTTTAAATCCAAAATAATCAATAAGATAATCACGGTCGTAGTCTATCCGTTCTTCGATCGCTCTCTGATTTTTAAGAATAAACTTATAGAAGCTATCCGAGATAAGTGGACATGGATTGCCATGGATGTCGCGGCGCAAATACAGATCTTCCATCTTGTCGCGAAAACTATTGCGGGTTTTTTTATGATGATTATTGATAGCAATCCGACTGGCTAGTTTGCCATAGTCTAAATGCTCAGTAACCATACTGATCGCCTGCTCGGCAGTAAATTCATCTATAGTTTGCGTAGAAATATCATGCTCTAGCTTCTTGATTACATTGGAGCAGAGCTCAGATAAATCGTTAATGTCTAATTCATAAGGGTGTTTAACCAAATACATAACGCGCTGCAGAATTTTAGATGGCTCAACGCGCTGTTTATGACCCTTGCGCTTGATTACATAAATTGTAGGGGTGGTGACCGATTCATTAATGTCCATCTTTTCCTCGTCATTAATCAAAATAAATCCATTGCTTCTAGCGTTGTCAGAGTGGTAAACCAAATCGAGTGACATATTATATTATTACTACTGGTAATTGCAGAGACTATAAATTGTTGTAGACTTGCAGGGTAGCGCGTGTATATCTTGTGGCATTAATTCAATTTTAGAAATCGCGCATGGCACACAAGACCCACGGGATGCGCAAGGCGCGCATGGTACACAAGGCCCACAGGATGCGCAAGACGCGCATGGCACACAAGACCCACAGGATGCGCAAGACGCGCACGGCACACAAGACCCACAGGATGTGCAAGACGCGCAATTTATGTATTCAGTACATATTTAAGAGCGATCTTCTTACGCACTGAACGGGTAGTCTGACATGCTTCCATATAGAGCTTATCATTGATCTTGTTATGCTTGATAGCGTCAATAATTTGCATAATCGCTGGCTTTATTGCTTCTGTGATCTCGCGAATCTCGGCATGATGTTCGCCATCTTTATCTAAGGTAACTGCTTCTTCAAGTAATCCTTCAACCATTAAATAGTGTTTAGTTATGCAATCTATGCATCGTTTAGGTTTATGTGCCATATGGTCTTCCAGCAAAATAAGTTGCTTGGCAATCTCGCGCAAGTTGTGTTTAGGGTCCATTAGACTCATTTTCATATAGTTGGCATTGCCACTACCACTAATAGATGGCAAATTTAACGCGTTTAGTTCTGCGTTGACATCGTCGCCATGTGAATGATCTAACACCTCATCTTGGTCTAACGCACCATTTTGGTCTAACGCCTCATCTTGGTCTAAATACCCCCCAGCACCACCGCGAATAGGGAATAGCCCACCGCGGTCCATATGATAATCATCGTCCGACATAAAAGATACTAAAACTATGGTTACGATACCCATATACATCAGCATATCGTGATTAAAAAAATTTGGCATGAATCTGTAAAGTATGCCAATGATGGTCAATACTATGAGTAATCCCCAAATATAATCGCCAGTATCCATCGGAGTAGTACTCTATATTTATGCAAAAAATAGTTATGTGACTTGTGCACAATTAGAACTCATCGGTGTCCTGTAGTTCTAGTGGAACACCCATATATTTGTCACCAATGTTATACTGGGTTTCTTTGCTGGGGCCAAAGAAGTCAGTAACTGTAGTGATTGACATATTGGTCATAAATTCAAACGGCTGCTTCACTCCCGGATAAACCTCATCATATCCGAGTTGTTTAGCCAAACGATTCGCCACATATTGAATGTGGTCTACCATAAGTTCAATGTTCATCCCCAAGAGTCTTTTGGGCAATGCGTCTGACATAAATGCCACTTCGACTTCAACCGCTTCAGAAATGATAGAATGGATAAAGTCCCTCGGGAGCTTTTCTACAATCAAATGGTTGTAGAGGTAAACGGCAAACGCCTGATGTAAACCTTCATCGCGCATGATAAGCTCATTTGCCTGAATAATTCCCGGCATCAATCCCCTATACCGATTGCGCAACCAAAAGATTGCCGAGAATGATCCCGAAAAGAATACTCCTTCGACAATAGCAAACGCCACCAATCGCGTGGCAAATGAACTATCTGAACTAATCCACTTTAGTGCCCACTCTGCTTTTTTGGCAACTGCCGGCATAGTTTGCACTGCATTAAATAGGCGCCGTTGCTCTTGTGGGTCCTGAATGATACTATCAATAATCTTGCTATAAGTAATGCTATGCACATTTTCAATAAAGAGCTGATGAGCATAGAATGCCCGCACTTCAGGGATCTGTACTTCAGTAAAGAAGCGAATTGCTAGGTTTTCCATAACAATACCGTCGGATGCCGCGAAGAAAGCAAATATATGCTTGAGGAATACTTGCTCGTCGGGTGTAATTTTTTTCCAATGTAACGGATCATGAGATAAGTCAATTTCGTCGTCACTCCAAATCATGGCTTCGGCCTTCTTATAGAATTGGTAAATCTCGCGATATTGTAAGGGAAAGATCACGAAACGGTTATCATTATCCTGCAATAGATGCTCTTCGCGAGAAGCTTTAGTTTCTTTGGTTGCGGAATTAATCAATCCAGTCATGGTCATAGTATATCATATATATCAATTCAATTTTAAAAAAAATATTTATTGGCTACTCATGTAGCAAGATCTCAATCTGCTCGGGGGTCTTGCCGGCAATTGCATATGCGATCAAATAACAACATTTGTTAACTAGCTCTACCATCCCCATATAGTTTGCCAATGAGATCACAATAGACAACTTACGCAATAGAGGACGTCCTTCTTGTTGGTCTTTATTAATTTGGCGATATTCCCCAAACAAACTCGCCTCATCAGCATTCTCTAGCCAGAGCTTAACATTAGATTCAGTGGCGGGCTTCTTGATACCCATGTACTCGCCATTTTTATTATTTGCATACAACTGCAGGTACGCAAAAACCATTTTGAATGCATCGGCCTCTTCTTCCATAGTAATGTTTTTTGGATATTGGGAGTAAGTACTCACGCGTGAAATTGCAATGGGTGAACTATCGTTGTTAAGAACACCACGATCACTGTCGATCACACCACTAATAAATTCACTCACAGGTTTTCCCTTGTAAAAGTCTTGCGTAATCTCAAGCTCGAGAAGGTCATTCAAACAAGGGTGCTTTAGATAAACGACATCGCAAACCTCTTCATCTAATCCTTTAATGTCTTCCATTGTATATATCTTTCAATTAAATTTCAATTTTTTATACAGGGTACTATATATTGTAATCGCGCGGAAAAGTGTCGATTTATGGTGTGCAAGACTTCTGCTACTATATATTTAATTCTAATACTAATGGCGGCGACTTGGTTAATCTGGCCAGCCATAAGTAGATGCGGAAGGTGCAAGTATCGCAATTGTAGGTGCAAGTATCGCAAGCATCGCAATGCATCGAGGGGTTATTTTGATTCAGTAACTTTATTTGATACAGAGCCAGAGTCTAATGGGGTATACAATCTGCAAGACATCGAACCTGTGATCCTGAAAGTCGCAGAAAAAAAGAAAATCTAATGCGGTCATGAGTTGCTTATTCTGTGATAAACACTACATACATCGACCAGTCGCATCCGTTCAAATCAATAGCAACGCCGTTCTCATCCACTACACTAAAGTCAACGACGTCGGTACTCTTAATTGTAAATTTATAGGTCAGACGCAATGGGATTTGTATATCAGTTGTAACAAACGACCCATACCCAGCATTAACTGGCAATATAAATAAGGTAGTTGAATATGAATCATTTGCATAAATTGGTTTATGTTGGGTAGGCGCAGAAAGGAACTGGCTCCTAATACGCAGATATTGTGGACCTACTATATTTGCGGCCGAGTCACCTTCTGCGCTCAATGTACCAATCGCTGTATTTGATCTGAAGCCTAAAGCCTTCGCGAGTGTGCTGAGCGGATCAAATGTGCCCGAATATATAGTAAATGGGTTGCCATTAGTAATTGTAAATTTCATACTTGTTGACGAATATGATGTAGAAAAAGTTTCGCCGGGAAACCCATTATATACAAATCCAGTAACTGGGTCAACCGCATTGTTAAGTGCCTTATTAAGAATAGTGATCATAGAAGTGGCGGTATAGTTTCCAGGCGGAATCAGTATACTGTTTGTAGCACCTCTATTTACGCGAAGGCAATTGTTTGTGTTGTTGATTGCATAAAAAGTAAAAGGAAACTGAATTGACTGGATTACCATCTCAGTTACCCGAGTGACAGTTCTATTGAACTGATATGTAAAGTTAGTAGACGTTTCTCCAGGATTTATGTTTGCGCGTTCTGCAGAGTTTACTACTACTTGGATACGTTCTCTGGTATTCATTTATATACTATATATAATGTGCCAATCTAATCGGCGATTTTGTTAGGCCGGCTACTCATACCTGCATAAAGTTGCGTTCTAGAAAGTCCCAATTATCAGTCAATGACTGTGTTTCTGAGTCAAATCTATTTTTGTTATTGAGGCGGTCGTCTCGCATTGCATCTAGTGCCAATCTATATTCTGCAAACTGCATATATGGTCCGCGCCATCGGTTATCGTTCATATCAAAGTCGTCTTCATTCAGGTGTGAGGTATCCACATTTCTAGATAAATCATGCGCCCCATTCCATCCGGCAATGGCCTCTTTTGTATTTTGTGCTTTGTAGTATACATTTCCTGCACCCATACTAACTGCGTGTACATCGGTAGCCGCGGCATCTGATAGATAATCATGTAAATTGGTGCGCAATTTACGCGAACATGGTTTTGGTTTTCCACCAACAGGAATGCGCCATTGTTCTTTCGGATCTACCACGTCGGTAACGCCGTATAGTGGTGCGATTGGAACGTCTCGCGCGCCTTCCAGATAATCTTTGGCATCATACGCAGATTTATCATGTGCCATCCATATATATGGGTCGGATTTTACAGAGGTTGGTGTTACATCACTCATCAACTTTTCCATATGTTCTAGAACCAGAGGAACTTCAATGGCATCTGTGTTGTTTCTATTTAGTATACAAATCTGCTCAATATACCATACTATTATTCCAAGGGTTCGCGCAGGGCCGCTAATGTCTACTCCTCCAACTAGCTCGTCATCATAGCTATTAGAACTGCGTATACCCAAATCCAATATATAATTTTCTAATTGAGTGGGGTTGAGGTCGTACTGTATTCCATATTTGATAAATACATGGCGCGATAGCTCATTCTTCACTCTATCCAGCTGGGATAGATCGACGTCTACATCTTTGTGCGATAGACGAATAATGCGGTTGCGATACTGTGCTAATATACCCTCTAACACATGTAGTGGCATATCAACAATATTATCTGATATCTTTACATAGCGCGCAGAAGCACTTCTTGTAGATGGCGACACATTGGACGTTTGAGTATTTATAATGAATAAAAATACCAAAAATATTCCTACTACTGCACCAACGCCCAATACATAAATACGATTAATCATATGTAAACTTAACTACCTAGAAATCTATATGCTTATGTATAAACTTTGCAAAAAGAATACTTGTGCAAGTACGCAAAGGATGGTAGCGCGCGGCAAAAAAAAGATAAGTGCCTGTACGCATGGCAAGTATACTTTATTACTTCTGAAAGACCGCAAGATAGGCGCGATTTGGCGCATATGTATTTGACAAGCCCATATCATATGGGTTTTCGTAAATGCATTTAAATCCGGCACGTTGGATTAGTACACGCCAGGTGAATCGGTCCTTATATGAGATACGCTGATCTGCTATTTTTTTTTTAGATTGAGCAGTTAGCCGATTACTTTTAGTATGTACCGCAGCCTCTTTTGCGATATAGAGAGAATGCTCCAGGTCGGCAATCATATAGTCGGCAGCATTATAACAGTCGTGTTCTTTGATAATGAATACACCGCCGGGTGTAAGTAGTTTATATATTTCGGCAATATATTCGAGGAGTACTTCTTCTGGCACATGGTGCAGTACCATCATACATGTGATCAAGTCAAACTTTCTGGCAAATTGCAGTTTGTTATTGCGGATTTCCACGAACTGGATATCTGCTGGCCGAGTAGCCTTCCAGTTTAGCTCGAACTCTTGTGCAACATCCGCCCCATAAATGTCTGTCGGCTTTATCTGCATTGCCACACCTAGATCTTTTGTAAAGATACAGTTGCCGCAACCAATATCTAGCAAAGAGCGCGGTTTAGATAAATGCAGATTGTTTAGAATATTAATGATATATTCAGCAATGTAATCTTTAGAATATTCGGTGACTGACTTGGATTCGGTATCTTGAAACAGGCGTTCAAATATAAAGGTATCTCTGGATTTTTTGTTACGCAAAAGATCATTTGTATATGTGGCAAAATCCCAACTATGTTTGAATTTGCATATGAGTTGACAAAGGCGAAAGTATATGGCTGGCTTATTTAGCTTTGTTAGTAACGTAGATATCTGGTTATCTGATTCGGGATAAACGTATTTGTTGAGTTGTTTATTCTGAAAGTAAGATTGCTGATTGGGAGTGAATCGGATACCTAATTCGGACTGAATGTCTTGTACAGAAACTTCAATTCGCGATTTACTTAACATGATACTATATTGCTATATAATCCCTTCAATTTTTGTATAGGTTATGGTAGTTATAAGAGATCGCCCCGCCGAGTTGCCCCGCCGAGTTGCCTCGCTAAATTGCCCCGCCGAGTTGCCCCGCTAAGTTGCCCCGCTAAGTTGTCTCGCTAAGTTGTCTCGCTAAATATAACGTTTGCCATTATATAATGTTTACCACTATATAGTAACCAACTATGGTAATTTCACAAATATTTCAGTATCTGACGCGCAAGCAGATAAACAATACAGTCACGTTAACGCCACCAAAAGACACCAAGGCCAGTTTTATGGCATCCGCAAATGTATCGCATGTGGCGATGAGGATGTTCAATAGCATAGAAGAGGTGCGCCGACCCGAATATTTTGCGTATAGAGACTATGTCGGGCGCATGATGAAGCAATGGATATATGACCAACAGTTGCCTACGGATAGTTATAACTTAGAATATCCCGAATATACTTTATGTCGCTTGAATGAAAACTTTATTGGGGCGCATCAAAGCATGATAAAAACGCCCAATGTTAAGTTCTATAACGGTCCGCGTCTTCCCAATTTATTAGATGGTGGGCGCGACTATAACAATACCGGCCGCCCCGATAATTTTTATACAATCAGCCCAGACAATGTATATAGAGACAAGTACCGACTAGTGGCACCCGACTCTAACACAGATGGGTTAGTCGGCAAGATTAAGGCTGGCAAATATATGATGGCGCAAGACTATCAATATATGGACGTGTGGAAATCACAAACAACTTATGCAGATTTTGATTTTGAAAAATTTAGATCTTTCAGAGATGGTTATGGATACGCGAATGCATATATCCCGAGACACATAGATCGCGACCCCGACTCGTTTGGCTTAACGCACAGAAATCCATTGGAGGCTAGTCTAACGAACCAAATATACGGTTATGATAACGATGAATATATGCGCGCAAAAGGTATAAAATGAGTAGTGTTGGTGGCGCGAATAGACCACTCGCCAAAAGTTACTTGCAAATATATAGCATAATGTCAGACCTCCAACTTGTAAATGTGGACAACGCATCATTTGCCGATACCAACGCATCATTCGCCGATACCAATATACCGTTCGCTGACGAGTTAGACTATGTATTTGTGCACATAAATAAGCTGGACAAGTTTGGGAAAGAGATTATTAAACAAAATAAAGATCTTGTAAATTTAGATACGAGCAGGCGACCGCCGCAACCATGCAAATATGACAGCTGTCTAGATAACAAAAATCAATTATATGGACCGACAAATAGCGCTTTAATCTCGACGTTAGAAAAAGAAGGTCGGCGCATATATAATAAATGTCCGGAACTACGCGACCTCAGTACCGTAATGGAACATCCCGAATTCTATAAGTTTTATTTGAAATATATGAACGACCCTACGCGTCTAAAACATATGCTGGTTTTGATGAAAATGTATACACTAATTGGTCGGTTTCTTAAAGAGCAAGATCCCACAGAGGAATCGCACAACGCATACCATAAATTAGTATTTCTGCAAAAGATACTGGCACATCCTATATACTCGAGAATTCTACTGAAGCATACTTTACAAAAATCTATTAACAGCAAATGTAGCAGTGCCCGATAGCTATTCTCGCCGAACTAATTCAGTATTGTCATTCCGTTTAGGCTTATATATTTTTTTTAGATACTGGATGTCTCGGCATAGATTAGTTATATTCGTGTGGCGCAACAGTGTGACATCTTGGCTTGATCGCCCATCAAAATCGCGCATACTAGTTTTATAAATATAAGGGATATATCTAATATCATTTAGAATATTCTTGCGCCGCAATTCAATCAGCATCTGGTCGCGCAGATACGCTTCATGATTGCGATTGTAGCTGAGTATCAGTGGGATAGCCCACCAATGTGGTAAAAAAAATGTTAAAGATCTGTATGCCATACGGGAAGATATGCTTCTATATATTTGCATAAACTTTTACAAATTAAATATACATTAGCGGAATGAGTAGTGCCAACATACCTATTCAAAATGAGCAGCCAGATAAGCTGATTGCAACAAATACTCTAAGTATGAATTTGGATAGTAAGGTGACTACTATAATGAAAGAGCACTTGCTTCCGATTACTTTTCGAACTGTAAATGATGAAGTCGCCAGTCTGATTATGAACTTATATTTGCCTATACCTGAAGTATATAATCAGATGACGATAGAGGACCGCTATAGAACCTATGCTATTTTTTTGATGGCAAATATAGGCAACTTAATGCAATGGCTAGAGTGTAAACCACGCGAGACATATATTGCAAAGATAACTAACGTGGCAGACAATGCAAAGGTGCGATGTACGAACATAACTTGCGAAGAAATGGTAAAGATAGTTAGGAAAGTAACCCCTCCATGTTCGCGCCCATTACAATGTTCAACATATATAATTATATTTAGCGGCGATGGACTATTGAATACCGCATCACTAGATGTATACCCTTTGAAGTTTAATATAAATGTTTCATTAGGTCTATACCGACCGCTTGGACCTTATAACTGTAACTATCCAATACAGATAAAAAATTTATTGATACAGAACAAGAACATAGAGCGCTATGTGATAGGATACGCGATGGCAATAACGGCCATTCTAGAACGGTATTATGGAGTAGATATTGTGGCATTAATCCATAGCTCATATAGATGGCGATTCTGCATTAACAATTGCCAGTTCATGTGGTATTGACTATCAGATAATCGCCGCCATATGCAAAAAAATTAATAGTTAGATAATGCAGGTTATCATAACTCATACATGCGATCAGTTCGCATCATATACTCATATTCACTCTCGTATAGGACATAGTGAAACTTAGCGTTGGTAGTTCTTCCCAACCGGATAAGTCGCCCGGCCACTTGTGTTTCGACATTATCGTCCATCATAAAGTGCGCGAATACCAAATCAGATGCGTTCTGAAGGTTAAGACCCGCGCAATATTTAGCCGCACATATCAGCAATACGTTGTTAGTGTCTGTCTGCTTAAAGCGCTCTACCATCGCATTAATTTGCGTAGGGGTGCCGTTTAGCTGCTCATAGTTGATCTTCTCATCCTCTAGTTTACTTCTTATCTTGTAGAGAGTTTCATCATAGTTTGCAAAGATTAGGACCTTGCGCGTAGCGGGCTCCGGTAGTTCGGCATCACCAGTTAATAGCTGTGGAATGTGCACATGTATAGGAGTCTGCGACTGCGGTTGAGCTCCTCTGATGATGTCCACTATAGCATCAAACTTACTGTAATTGACTGGCACAGTTTGTGGCGGTGGTGATATAAGTTCGTCGGCGGATGCTCTTTCATCGGAGACCACTTCTCCATCCTCAACCTCCTGGACCAACTTATCTAGATCAACATCTTTGCTTATGTAAATAAGTTGTTTGAGGTCGATTTCGGTTCTGCAGTTCGGGCATGTGCCTTTATGCGCCATCTTAAATATAGTTGAAAACGTACAGGATTCGCAGATGATTACGCTGCAGCATTTGTAAATTAATACTTTGCCCTCGCAGTCCTCTTTCATGTCATCGCAACAGACGGGACATTCGCCTTCTGTTATGTGTTCTTTGATTCTATTCAAAGTAACCATACACTTATCTTTTAGTTCAGTATACTTTGTGAGCTGCTCCTCCAAGAACCGATCAATGTCCGGATAAGCCACATCAATATCCTCAAATTTTTCTAGACGGCGAACACCATACGTCCCGTCTTCTTCAGTCCACTCACGTCGCTCATTGGTCTTGGCGCGTTGGTCGGCTATGAACTTAATCATTAGCGAAGTAAACTTAAGAGTGTGGAACTGATCACCCAATATTTTTTCAAATATCCCAGCCGTAGTTGTAGTCTTGATACCAAGTCGTTCTGCTGCAGTCTCTACGGCATCCGCATTAATCATCTCCACAATTTCGCGCATGTCATCATCAAGACTATTCATAATGTTGATTAGTCGCAGATTTGGGTTCTTAAATTTATATGCATAGAACTTAGGGCGCGGTAAAGTGGTCGCCATATCTAGCAATTGAGGATCGCAGCGTATATTGCAATTCCACAATAGTAGCTGGTTATCTGCAACATTAGATATTGGTACATTGCCATATACCAGTAGATTTTCAACAGAACTTAGCTCAGAACAACTGACTTTAGTAGACGCGGTAGCGGTCATTATTTTTTTAGTACTAGACACGAACCAAGTAAACACAGCAGGTATAGTATGTGAGTTTTCTTTTATGCGAATTGTATCAAAATCGTCAAGGACTACACGCGCCCAGCACACACCCCGCAAGTTAGCTAACAATGCATGAATGTTTGGTGAACACACTTGATTCATAGACAGCAGCGGGATATATTTAGGTAAGACCGATCTAGATACGGTTCCATTTTTTATCAAAACGATATCATATGAGTTAATGGTTTTGTCCAAGACCTTGTCTATTAGCTGCTCTAGTTCGCGGACGTTAGTCACAACTAGTAATTTGAGAGTAGTATACTTGTTAATAGTCTCGGTCCATTGTACTACTACGCTCGCCCCAACAAAGATGAGTGTTGGAGTTAGCACAAAGCCATAGGTCTTCTTTACTACTAGACCTTCAATATATTTGTTTTCGCGAAATGGTTTATGGATGATATACTCAATGTCGTAACCCGGCCCCTTAGGAACCGGCTGAAGTAGTATAAGCGCCAAGATATCAAATGTCTTTCCAGACCCCACTTTTTCCGATAATATTCCTGCATTAACGGCAGCATCATATAGAACATCGGCATATTCATAGGACAGCTTAAATGTGGAGTTGTTCTCCAGATCCATCATCACACGCACTATGATTTTTTGATGCGGATACAGCTCGGTTTTTAGACCGGGTACTGACTCGACCGTAGCAAAGCTATCATTCAGAAGATGTTCTACTTTATATGCAGAACGATTTTTAGATGAGTTAATGTACTCATGGGTCAATGCATTCCAAGTAAGCTTATTGGTAGTATTGCAGTATTCAATATCAGCACTCATTTTTTTTTGGGGGTGAATATATTAGTTATTCTTGTATTGCTTTGGGCAAATTCAATTTTGCATTTTAGCAAGATGCGCGGGTGCGCTTTATTAGTATTCAAAGCCACTATATTTGGCATCTTCCCAGCCTCGTTCATATACATGGCTTAGTGGCAAGTACATGCCTGTTAATAAATATGCTACTCCAATAATAGCAATTAACGGCCCGCTATTTTCATCGCCAACTATGCCGTTAATAACAAAAGTTACCCCCCAAAAGATTATGCCTAATATGATGCCAATTACAATAAAAGATAATAATGATTTTATGAAAGCCCCCAGTGGCATTCGCGCGGTTAGAAATGCTGCACCCCCCTCCATCTTTATAATTTTTAAAATAGTATATATATACATTTTTATTTCAAATTATCAATTTATTTGGATACTTACATTATGGCATATTTAGAACAGTCCGATCCGAAGTTGTTATCTGATTTGGCGACTCGCAAAGAGTTTGCAATGTTTACGCGATCAGAACAGGCGTCTTCAAAAAGCATAATTCCCCGTTTTTTATTGCGCGATGTTGTAGGCAAAGAATCCGGACTACAGCTGCATTCCTATCAAGAGTTTGTTGATAATTTTATGAACCCAAACACCCCCAATACACGACTGTTTATGCAATGGTCGCCGGGAATGGGTAAGACAATTGGTTCTTTGTCAATAGCTCTTAAGTTCATAAACTACTATAATAAAATGCAAAGTACTGGCGCACAATCAATAGGATCTGTGTGGATTTTGGGCTTTTCTGAAAATATATTTCGCGCGGATCTAATCAAGTTTCCTGAATTTGGCTTTATTACTGAAACAGAACTCCAGCTAATGACCAAGTTGCGGGAACTTATACATCAGGGTAGTGCATACGACGCCGAGCGCCTAAACGAATTGCGAATGCGCATAAACAGACGCCTGTCAAATCGGCAAGGTAATGGGTTCTTTAAGTTTATGGGATATCGCGCATTGCTCAACCGATTATTTTTGGCCCGCGACAAAGATATCCAAATGACATCCCTTACAGAAAATGAAATTGCCAAACTAATCCTAGAGGGTAAAGTCGCTCTAAATAAAGATTTAATGGTAGAGATGAGGAACTCTTTGCTTATTTGCGATGAGATCCATGACGTCTACAATAGTGCTGAAAAAAATAATTGGGGTGTGGCACTACAGACAATATTAAATTATGACTCAACGATTCGTGCTGTTTTCTTGTCGGCTACGCCATTCAACAATAGCCCAACTGAACTTATTGACTTATTAAATCTACTAACACCACGAGATCATTTTCCGGAATTTAAAAAAGCCGACTTCTTTACTGCAACTGAGCAACTAATCGAGTCAAAGGTACCCGAACTATACAAGATATTGTCAGGCCGAGTGAGCTTCATTACAAATAATGACCCCAAGTACTTTCCCGCAAAAGGATATATTGGCGAAAAAATTCCAGGCATCAGTTATCTGAAGTTCATACGTTCGCCTTTATCCAAATTTCATTACAAGACTTACTTGGAGGCGTTTAAAAATACAAAAACATTAGGGGCCGATTCGCAGTACTTGATTGACTTTGTGTTGCCAGATCCGCGGGTTGCAAAGCCATGGGAATCGCTTGGTATATATAAAACCGGTGATATTCGTTCCTTATATGCAGCAACTTCATTACAATGGCGCAACAAATACAAATTAACATATGATACTAAAGCAGATGTTTTAAGTGGGGATATATTGAATATTAAATCGGGCGAGCTGGAAACCATTTCTGCAAAGTACGCACATATGTTGCGCGATATACTAAAGCTGATTGAGCGAAAAGGAGGTAAAATATTTATATATCATAACATTATCCACAATTCGGGTGTTCTGTTTATTGGAGAAATTTTAAAGGCGAATGGCTTCATTAGCGAATCGGCAAATAGTGTAGATTCGACGCGATGTGCAATATGTGGTAAGGAACGACGCGAACACAGCAAAGATCAATTAATTATTGGCGGAGTTAAGCCAAGTAAAACTGAGATGGCACTCATAACATCGTCACCACTAGTTAAAGTCCGCGTTCCAGCCAACCAATCTGTTGAACTTGTAAATGAAAAATATAAATATGAAGTAGTTGACGTTAAAGGAATTATGTGCAAGCGGTTCAGCATGGATGATGCGGGTATTGCGATATCTTTCATATTAGACCCCCATGGGATTTCGCCACGATTGCCGGGATCTACATCATTGGGCCCTCAAAATATGACAAAGCGCCCCAAGCTAAATGAGTTAGGTGAAGTGCTCATTAGTCAAGCAGATATATTGCCAACCGATATAGTATTGGGTAAAGCGCGAGAAGATATAGATAATTGGCGCGCTACGTTTAAGAAATATAAGTTTATCTCGCTCAGTAAATACTATTTATATATGGCGGGGCCAAATAGTCCGGTGCGCAATATGAGCAAGTCGGAAATGTTGTCTGTGATTGGGGGCATGTTAGATGAGATACCGGAATTGGCGAAACGCTTTGTTACTCATGGGGGTGCGGCCAGTAAAGACGGCGCGGTCAGTAAAGACGGCGTGGTCGGCTCAGATGCGAGTACTCATAAGTATATGCCATGCCGCTATACTTTAGTCCATAGCGACGAATCTCGTAAAGTAGTAAACAAGAATATAGAGGCGTTTAATTCTATTACAAATGTATGGGGTGAGCATTTGATGGTACTGGTAGGAGGAAAGATAATGAAGCAATCTATTAATCTAATGGGGGTACAGCATTTAATGGTAGTAGGACGCCCAGACAATATATCTGCAATGTTGCAAATAAACGGCCGTGCCGTGCGAACTAATAGCCATATAATGTTGCCACCGGAACACCGATTAGTAAATATGTCAATATATACATCTTCATTACCCGATGGTAAGCTCAGTTATGAAGAACAGAAGTATCGCGAAAAGATAGATGCGTATAAGGTGATCCAGCGCCTAGAACTCATCTTGCACGAAGTAGCTATCGACAGAGACATTAATTATAATATAATTTTTCAGCCACAATCTGATTTGCAGAAGAAGCAGCATTATGAGTTGGGGATCCTGCCATATTCTCCCACCAAAAAGAAAAAATTCAGTATGAGTGATCTTAATCTGGAAACGTTCAACGCATATCACTGGCAAGAAGAAGTAAAGACAATCCGATTTATACTTAAAAAAATCTTTATAGAGCAATCGCCAGTCTGGAAATATGCAGATTTATTGCGTGCCGTGAAAAGTGTAGAGTATAATAGAGATATGACACAGATATCAGAAGGAAACTTCATATTGGCGCTAGATAGCTTATTGATTAAATATGAAGAGAAGTACATCGAGCCAGTAATTCAAAACCTTCATAGCGCCACCGAGGCGTCGTCATTATATAAAAAACTGACAAACCCGCTAGACAAATATATTTATATGATAGGCGGGCAGCGATATGGGATTGTGCATATCGGCGAATTCTATATGATGATGCCCATAGACTCTATTAACGGGGAGCCTATTATAGATGTAGAGATGCCCTTTAGAATATCGCCAATGCAGACCGACTATAGTGCGCGGGTAAAAGAGTATTTGTTGTACGACGCACAGAATAATTTTGCAGATAAGAAAACTCGCTTTATTGCAAAGTGGGAGAATGTTGATGTGCGCAATCTAGAATTGACTGTTTGTGACTATGGGACCGACTTCCATCGAAAATTCGCAGAAGAGTGTATTGAGTATATTTATAACGTGTGGACCAATCCATCCCAGAATAAGTCACATCATCATGTATTCTATATTAAAATGCTGTACTACTATGATTTACGCAAAATGATTATATGGGCGCATATATTGCCAGAAAAGTTATTTTCGCGGTATAAGGCCTACGCCGAACCATTCGAAGAAGAAGAAGATACCAACAAGAAGTACAAATCTAAAGAAATCGGAGAGAGATCAATTACGGCATCGAAGGGATTTCTAAATATGCTTAAGTCCAGTCTGAATCGTGACAACTTAGAATGGATTTCTACCGGCATGGTCAATGAGTTCAATAAACGACTAAAAGATAGTCTAGAAATGTTTGACGACAATAAAAAAGTACGCGGGGTTAAAAAGGTTCCGGCGAACTATCTGCCGGTTGGTCACATGATTGGCGACATTCCGCGTTTTTTTGATCCAACTCTACGAGACGGAGAAGGTGAATGGCGAGATGACATAACATACTTAGAGAACACTACACATTATAAAGAAAACAGTATTATAATTGGATACGACGAGCGCACTAAAACAGGCATCGCCGTAAAATTCAAATTGCGTAGTCCTATTCAGAATATAAAGCAATATAAAGATACGCGACAGATAGAAAAGGGTGCGTTATGTGTAACCAAATCTAAAGTATACCTGCGGCAAATTGCAAAACAGTTAGAAATCCCAGAGGCTGAGTACAGCAAAGATAATGTTGAAGAATTATGTGCAAAGATAAGGTTGCGGCTCATATACTACGAACTAAAGGCGCGGTCGTCGGGTTCTAATGTAAAATACTTTTACTTCTTGCATGAGATAAAGCCAGAAACCATGTTGGAAAATGGTGCGGTGCGCCGTGATAATGAAGCAGCATAATACTGGTATTTATTAATCAGAATAGTTATCTCAATAAAGCAGCTTAATTAGTACATGCGCAAAAAAATATAAATTTATAGCACCACTATTCAGCCTTATAAAGCTCGCAACATATCGTCTAGAATATAATTGTCATATGAATTACTCCAAGTACCATCTATCATGCTGTTGATCATGATGTCGCAGATTTCAGATGGGAAACGTGCCTGCAATTGATGAATTTTTTGTATAGATATATCATTAATAATGTCAATCGTATAGTTAGACGTATGATTAGTATAGTTCAATCGATATGTCTGGAAAACTAATGGATTACCCTGCATGTCAAACTCAACGTAGTTCATACGAAAGCTCGTGTAGTTGTATATCTTGTAGTACTCGCGCATGATAATTGTATCATTTGAAGTAAGACATAGCGAAACTCGCATATAGTATTTGGATTTCTTATAGACATCATACATCTCGTATACGATAATGTGCCGGTCGCGATATTCGCCCAAGATTGGTGTGATATATGACATATGGTCCCGCACAAATTCATATAGATAGTCTAGCTCAACATCTTCCAGATAATAAATCACATTAGGGGGCACAACCACTCGGTTAGTACCGTTTATAATTAAGCTAAATAGCTGCACTGCGGGGTCTTCCTCAAGATTTTCGGCATATTGATATATGTTTACGCCTTTAAAGTTTTCAAATAAAGGGGATGTAGTCCCAATATATGCCATGATACTTTCTTCATTCCAAATGTATCGACCATATGTTTCTGTGTTCATCTCATCAATAGTCATCCAGTGAGGATTAATGTCAGAAGGTTTGGTCTTAACGCGATTTACTCTAACGAAACTAGTGCGGTCGCTGGGGATTGTGATTTGTGTAGATGCCATTATGCTATAACTTTCTACAATTTATTCAATTTTTAGAAGTGTAGTTATGCAAGATATTCTCATTTCATTTATATAGTTATGCGTAAAAATAATATTCCAACCACCAACTTTGGCGTAGAGATAGAGACTTTTTTTAAAAACTTGCCATATCATGAGAAGAAAGAAACGCTACACTTTCATCAATACATTATCAATAAATTTATGATAGAAAAGGATCGCCGCGGGATACTAATATTCCATTCAATGGGTTTTGGCAAGACCCTTCTGGCTGCATCAATCACAGAGGCATATAGACAAATGGATCCTACGCGAAAAGCAATCGTGCTATTGCCAAAAAGTTTGCAGAATAATTTTGCGGAGGCCATTAAGGCGTATATGCAAAAAGATCAGGCTGTGTCTGATGACACTTCTCAAAATGTAGTTGAAGAACATTACAAATTTATCAGCTTAAACTCATCAAACATGTTTACGCAGATTGGACGAATCGACAAAACTCCCGAAGAAGTAGAATTCGAGAAGAGTATCGGGTTGCTTACTGATAAAATAAAAGATGGGTCTTTAGAGAATTCTGTGTTAGTTATTGATGAGTTTCATAACCTGAGCAATGCGATTACTAATGGGAGCAAGAATGCCTTAAGTCTATACAACAAAATCATGAACACGCGAAACATAAAGCTTATATTTTTGACGGGTACGCCCATAATCAATAACCCATTTGAGCTGGTCAGCATTATGAATATGTTGAAAGGCGAAGAACTATTCCCGGAAAATATGCGCGACTTTATCAGTTACTTCGTCGACTATAGTGAATATTCTATCCAAAACAAAAGCCGATTTCAAAACAGGATAGCGGGGCTCGTATCGTACTATGGTGACGAGTACTTCGAGGGGCGCAAACCAAATTTTCCACAAGAACTGCCCATGAAGGTAGAGCAGGTGCCTATGAGCAAAGAGCAGTTTGCGCGATATTTGGAGATGCGCGAAATTGAAAAGAAAGAAGAGGCGCAGAAGTTTCGGGCGCCGGCTGGTGATATGGCGCAGTTTAATCAGAAAGGTGCTGCGGCATCTAGTTCATATAGAATAAGATCTCGGCAAGTTAGTAACTTTTTATTGCCTGGCGATGCGCTGTCGTACAAAGGGAACAAGATTGTGGGTAAAGATATATCAAAAGTAACACAGACGCAGCTAAAGCAATTATCCGTATACTCGCCCAAGAACAAGCGGTTGCTTGAAAATATAAATAAACATGCGGGACAGTTGCAGCTTGTGTTTTCGCAATTTACTTCGGCAGAGGGTCTTGGTATCTTTGCAAAGATATTGGAGGCAAATGGATTTGCGCAATGGAGACCTAGTGAAGATGATATTGTGTTGCAGCGAAGAAAACCAAAAGTTGCGCGAAAAAGCAAATCGCGAACTTTACAGATGCCTGATGTGGCAAGCGACGATGCGGCAAGCGACGATGTGGCAAGCGACAATGTAGCAAGCGACGATGTGGCAAGCGACAATGTAGCAAGCGACAATGTAGCAAGCGACGATACTGATGACAAAAATTCGGCGCACAGGCGCGGAGGTAAAAGTCATACTCGCCATTTTGCAATATATTCAGGCGACGTGCATCAGGACATAAGAAACATGATAGTTAGTGTTTTTAATTCAAAAGAGAACATGCACGGCGAGATAATAGAAATTCTACTGATAAGTAACCAAACGGGCGGTCTCGGTTTGGACCTCCATGGTGTGCGCGCGATACATATAATGGAACCTTATTGGAACTGGGCTTTAATTTTGCAAATAATTGCACGAGGAGTCCGGTACAAGAGTCATGATGATTTTCCAGAAAAAGAACAGAATGTTCAGCCATATATGTACTTAAGCGTATTCCCTACTAACTATAAGGCAATGAGTGATGATGAGGACACTAAAATGACAACAGATATGCATATATATACGGGCGCAAGAAACAACCGCAAGCTCAATGAATCATTTTTATTAGCACTAATTGAGGCTTCGGTAGACTGTAGTATTCACCATAAAAAATTATCAAAAACGATACAGCAAAAGATAAAGTGTCATGTATGCGCGCCAACTAATGAAGCAATGTATGAAGCCGACTTTTACAAAGATATGCATCCCGATAAAGCCGACCCCTGCAAGCAGTATGAGGCAAAAAAAATAGAGACAAAGGAAATTATATATACACCACCTGATGGATCAGAGCCGATAAAATACTATTATAATAGCACCGATCCTCAGAACGTAAAGATATATGAGTACAACTCTAACCTAGAAGGATATACTCAACTAAAACCATCACATCCATTTTATGCGGATTTGATGCGTGTTATATTAAAACTATAGGTCATATGAATCAACTGCACGTTTCGTGCAACACCCCAGAATGATAGTGTCGCGTTACAATCGCGTATTTTTTGTGGCCTAACTATAATCATATTAATATAATATTCTGCATTGGGTGCACGGCATTTGGATATGATACTAGTCACTGTGTTAATTGTATTAATTTTGGCAATGTGCGTCAAAGTGCTTTTGGCCGACAAATATCCCGGAATGGTAGATAACATATTACAATCATATGCGCCAGCGTATGGATCGTCTTTAAATAACACATTACCGTCATATGCGCCAGCGTATGGATCGTCTTTAAATAACACATTACCGATATATGCGCCAGCGTATGGATCGTTTTCAAATAACATAATGGTTGACGTTGCTGGATTACGAGAAAATCTGGGTTCGTCTTCATTGGGTGCGGGCATCAGTTCCGAAATAGGTGAGACTTTGCAGTATAGCAGTAAAGAAGATGATAATGGCGATAACAACGAACAGGGGATGGGTAACTTTACAAATCGAATACGACAAGACCCCCGTTATCTGGAAGATACCATGAATACAAAATGTCAGTCGCCTCATGTAGCCGGAGTTACTTGGGAAGATGTATGTCTCAATCAAGGATGTTCTGGAAGAGTAAGTGGTCAAAATTGCGATTCTCTATGTTCAGTAAACCCAGGGTCGGGATACATCCGTACATTTGGCGATACTAAACTAATCTATAATGATGACATGAGTGACCCCGCTTTTAAACAAGTACAGCTGGATGATGATCAGATATATGTGCCATGGTCCGAACTATATAATAATATGTCTTCGGCGAATCCATATGTTCGTTAAGGGTGATAAAAAAATAATTATATGTCAACAAGCATATCCGAATTATTCTTGCTTATTAGCGCGCTTCAAGCTGCGCAGTCCATATGAATGGCATACCATAGTAATGTCGCCAATAGGTTTTCGCTTTTTACTAGAAGGTTCTTGCGCATCTGGCTCCGGCGCATCTGGCTCCGGCGCATCTGGCTCCGGCACATCTGGCTCCGGCGCATCTGGCTCATCTGGCTCCGGCGCATCTGGCTCATCTGGCTCCGGCGCATCTGGCTCATCTGGCTCCGGCGCATCTGGCTCCTGACCGGCTGGTTCTGGCACATCTGGCTCTGGTTCATCTGGCTCCTGACCGGCTGGTTCTGGCTCATCTGGTTCTGGTTCATCTGGCTCCGGCGCACCTGGCTCCGACTCAGTCAGCTGTAACGCATCCATTTCTACATCAATCAACGCTTCCGGATCAATATATCTAGGTCTACTGGGTCTCATGTTATAAGGAACGAACCGTGCCATTCTAGAAACAAGCTGGCTATTCCATTTCTTCACTCTTCGATTAGTATAGAGTATACCATTCTCATTCAAGATTTTTGCAATATCTCTATAAGAAAGTGCATTCTTAATCTCGCACAGCGGCTCGTTTGCTTCATCATAGAACTGATACGCTACAAACGGCTGGTCGCGCAACCTTTCTTCTCTATAGTATGAGTATTCTTCGACTAGCCCCTCAAGTAGACGATTAAATTCCTCTAAAGAAGCGCCAATTTCTCGCGCGCATTGTATAAATGCAATGATCCGCATCTGGTATGGATTTTGTACTACTCTTCGCACATAGCGTCCAGACTCGCGATCATACTCAACAATAAGGTTATAGCCGTATGGCACAGTTCCAGTTCCAGCCAAGAAGTGTTCTCGGCAATATTGGTTTTTTTGAGATAGTCTCATGCTGGTTACTTTAGGTTCATCCTCCGCCTGTCGAAACAGTCGCAATAACTCTGTTTGTGTTGCCGAATATGTATGCCGCTTAGTAGCATCCATGGGGTAACGGTTCCACACTAGCTTATTGTAAATGAATACAATAGCGATACGATTGTTAAGCGCCAGTTCTAAGTACTTCATACCTTTGCAGAACGATCGCACAAACCGAGTAGCATCATAAACAAATAGAGTAACATCTTTGGTATTAGTTAAGTAATCCTCTAACATTTTATTATTGTCACCTTTTTGTACCTCAGTTGTAGTATTGGTACGAAGAAGTGGATCAAACCCGTTTTCGCGAATAAATTCATCTATATTGGCGATTTGGCTTTTCAAAGAAGTTTTGTCGTCCTTGTTTTGGGCAGGAGTGCTGACTCTTGCATAAGCAGACGAAACATTTGAAAGTTCGCATTGTTGTCCAAAAATAACGATTTCTCTAGGCATGATGTATATGCAGAATATTCTTTTCAATTTTGACATATCATAAAGTATCGCGGATATACTTTGTGGCAAATGTGTTAACTATAATTAAAATTGAATATAGCATATAGCTATATAAAATGGTTGCAATTCAAAAGACTATAATGTGTCGCTTAAATTTAGCAAATGTGGCAGTTCAGTTCTGTCCGAACTATAAACAAATGCGCATGGACGAATTGACCAAACAATATGTTGGATATTGCTCTCATGGGCTATTTATTACTAAAGTTATTGAAATTTTGCAAAGTAGCCAGATTCGGACCAACTCCAAAACATTGGATGGCAAAATGCATGTTGATTTGGTTGCGTTAGTTGAAGGTGTGGTGTATGAACCAGATGAGATCATCCCAGATGCGGTTATTGCAAAAGTTACCGACACTATAGCAGTGGCATCATCTAAGTATGCTAGTATCAATATTAATATTGGCAAAAACAATATTCTAAAAGTGGGCGACGTTACGCCGGTTATTGTAAGGATGGCCCAGTACAATAAATTTACAGACAAGATTGCGGTAGCCGCTAACCTATTTCTGCCGCAGCCGCCCAAGCTATATATGTTTGTATGTGCCGGCGAATATAAAGAAGACGCTGAAATTAAGTTGCTTACTGGAAAGATTTCTGAATGCAAATCGCGCCTTTCTGCATTGACCGCCGACGCAAAAAAATCAGTGGTATACTTTGATGAACTACTATGCCCATATATCAAACAAAAAAAATGGGATAAGATTGTACTGACGGGGGTGACTGGTGAAAAGGCCGACGTTAAACTGGCGAGTACCACGCTGGATAAAGTCACCAAAGAATTTTCCAGTAAAGATGCCGTTCTATTTGTGCCAGATACCAAGTTTAGTGACGATGTGGTATATATTGCCGCAAAGTTCGATTCTGCCAAAGATACGTGGCGCGTAGACAACGACGTGGTATTAGTGGCGCATAACTCGGCTGATTTCATCTACAAGCATTTATTGATGCAACATTATAAAAAACTATACACTCTGCTTGAACTAGCAGATTGCTATCCGGATAAGGCGACTTTGGCGCGTTCTAGTCATATCTGGAAATATTATGAAATGAATAAAAAATAAGGCTACTGCAATAAGGCAACCATTGCTAATGCGGCCGGCTTATAATATATTTTTTATATAGCCATGACAATGATGGTAGACCAAAAGTTGTCGATTGATGATCGCGAAAATTTAATTTGTTATATTGATGATCACATAGATGAAATGTCATTTAATGATAAGCGGGATATATTGTCTATGCTAAAGATGAACATTGCCGATAATAAAAAATTCAAGCATAAGGGCACCGGTACGCAGATAGCATATAAAGATGTGTCTAACGACTTGATTATCTGGATATACAACAAGATCCACAGTAAGATGATTTTTAATTAGGTATTTATGCCAACATAATATTATAGTGGATATATAGTAACCAATAATATGCAAAATAACGACTTTATGAACGGAGGAGAAGAGTCATTAAATTTAGATGAAATATTGGGAGGTAGTTTGTTTGATAACTTAATTAGCCAGATTAAAGGTGGTAATGATAATTTTAGCGAGAATACATCTAGCGATAGTGATGTAGATGGTGGTTTTTTTGGAGACAGTTCAGATAGCGAGCATGGCGGCGAGCACTACCTTGAACATGGCGGCGATAGCGAGCATGGCGGCGAGCACTACCTTGAACATGGCGGCGATAGCGAGCATGGCGGCGAGCATGGCGGCGAGCACTACCTTGAACATGGCGGCGATAGCGAGCATGGCGGCGATAGCGAGCATGGCGGCGAGCTCGACCTTGAACATGGCGGGTATGGCAGGCACGACCGCGGAAGTGATGATAGCGATGTCGAGTCGTTAACTTTTGGATCTGATGATGATAATAACATATCTAATTTTGTAAAACGAGCAGATGATGAAATCAATAACCTGGGAGATGATGGCAAATCGATTGTAATGGATTCAGATGATTCGGGGTTCATGAGTGAAGAACAGCTTGACGCAGGGTTTTTGGACGCAGACAACGCAAACGATATGGAGTTTTTGGACGCAAACTACGCAGACGACATGGGGTTTTTGGACGCAGACAACGCAAACGATATGGAGTTTCTGGACGCAAACTACGCAGACGACATGGGGTTTTTGGACGCGGCTGAAGCAGACGCATATAGATTTGTTGTAGATGAAGATTATCCTCCGCGACCATCATCGCCAGATAATTTCTTAAATGATGATAACGGATCAACTAGTTCTCATGCGCGCACTATGAGTATGTCATCTAACGATAGTAATCTCTTTGGTGGCGACGACGTTACAAACCAAGACTCTCCGGCGACACGCCCGCCTTTAAAAAAACCTACGTCAAAGCCCGATCAAAGGATAGTGAAGGTAACTCGGTCCTCATTAGTAGACTATGATGGATATGGCGATCCTCTTGTAATTAATTCTACCGAAATCAATTCAAATGTCGATAAAGAAGAACAAGAGCATTTGCTAGAAGTTGCCGGAGATATTGTAAAGGAGCGCAATGCTAGAAAAGATAACATACAGCCTCGTACAGGGGGATTTAAAGATGTTGCTACTGCCATCGCCAATAAGTACTTTGTGTGATTGCCCATAGTATAACATTGATATTTTTTTGCAAAGACGCAGCTCATGTGCATGTTTGCTCTACTATATAGGGATGAGTTCGAGTAAGAAGAAGTCTCAAAAAAAGATCACTAAAGATGATTTGATTAAGATGGCAAAAGATTCAGACGTTATGGCATTGCGTATAGAGGACGAACATAAGGCGGCCATTGAACAAATAGAAGCGCATCCGCGTACCACACAAGAATTAACTAAACTACTGGCAGAAGAAGAGCGGGTCTACCTTGGAAAAAAAGCGGACTTAGATCGGCAGACAAAGCGCGAGTTAGAGAGTGTCCAGAAGTTGCTATTAGACGAGATTAAAGCACAATATATGGCCGAACAAATGGCAATTATGCGCGAATATGCCAACTTTGAATCCAAGGCAAAAGAAACTTTTAAGCAAAAAGAGATCAACTTCAATCGCGAATACGCAGCACAAGTAGATACTCTAATCTCTAAGTATAATAAAAAACTACATGCGGCCAAGGTAAGGTATACCATTCCCAGATTTGAGCCGCCGACAATAGAGCACATTATTAAAACTGCAAAGATCCAGCCATGCACCGGCCTGAAAAAGATAGATGATGAATTCGCGACTAATAAAAAGAAACTAAAAGATGAATACAATAAGACCAAAGAGTCATGGGGCGTAGATGCGCAGATATATTCTACGCAAAAAGAGCTAGATGTTGAATATAACGCGCGATGTACTCGTTATCGCTACAAGATTAGTATTGAACGATTCTATCATGTTAATGTGTGCACCGAATGCAAGACTGATCGATTTTCATATATTCCAGTGTTTGACCCCAAAAATAAAGAGTCTGTAGCAAAGGTGCAGCCATTAACTGCCTACTTTCAAAATGCAGTTGGCCCATGTGTGACTGATGCTGGCAATGCGACATTAGCACCAACTGGTATCAGCGAAGTCGATATGTTACTGGCCGATTTTGCGCGACAATTTGTACATGTGTTCGTAGACTTTTATAATAAAGAAATAGTGCGAATAAGAGACTATGAGATGTCTGTGCCGAAAGAGCAGAATGTAGTGTATACAGTACTCTTTGCTGAAAAGATCTGGACAAAGGTTAAAAGCACAAAGATCTTGGATTTGAAGTTTGGCAATAAGTCAGATGATGAAAAAGTAGCTGATTTCCGTAAACAGGAAGACAAGTTTTATAAAGATTTTCCGATAGTGGCCAGATATATGGTATGCGCAGATACCTACAATCGCGTGGCTTTTAAGAAGTATCTGATAAAGTTAATCGCAAACAACGCAAAGCAAACCGCAAAGTCTCGCGCTGGATTATCTAAAGAAGGCGAGACTGAAGATAAGTGGATAGAGCTACAGGCCGACTATGTTAAGTATTTATACCAAGAGTATCATAAGACAAAACATCTGTCACAGGCTGAATTGCGTAACGTTTGGAAAGAAACATATGACTTGCTAAAGAAAGAATTTGGTGATTTCCGCGAACTATATGATAAGAAAGTCAAGCAAGTAGAAGAAGAGAAAAAGATACATAATGCAGAAGTGGCAAAAGAGGTAATTGGACGATTAACTACTATACAGTCCGTAGATGAAGATACGCAATATAGGCTTTACCTAGAGATGCAGAACACACTTTACTTACAGCGCGCTAACAAAAATTTAAAAGCACTCGTGGCAAGATTACCGAAGACGAGTATCGGACCAGAAGGACGAGGGCGCAACGCTAGTGCGGCCGCTCAAATGGAGCGCGACAAAAAAGTAAAAGAGGCAAAGGCAAAAACGCAACCAGAAGCGCAAATAAAAAACCCCGTAAAGCATTACTATGATAACCGCGAGGCTCAGGCCGATGCTCAAGTATTCCAAGCATTGCGTGACTTATGCACTTTGCATAAATATCATGATGTGCAGCATGAGCTGGTGGCTGCAGTGCAACGGTATCGCGTAGATAGTGCAATAGAAGGGGATGGGATTAACGCCGCGCTACTCGATAAGTGGGAAGATGAGCGTAAGAAGTGGCGAAAAGACCGGGAAAATATGGCAAATCCAGATGTAAAGATACACGTACCATATTCGCGCAATCTAGTACAAATGTACTATGATAACGGATGCCGCTTTGAAATGTAGTTGGTGTGCCGGCACTGTAGTTTTTAGCAAAAAAATATGGGTTATTATAACCGGGGTACTGCAGGCGAGCAATCTTATTGCGAGCGAGTGATCTTACTGCGAGCAATCATACTACGTTTGCCAGACGAGTTATCATTTGATATACCACTGGTAAGTATCGGGCGCCGCAAAATCTGCTATGAAACAGGTATTTTGGATCCACTTGCAACTCCTGACATGCCGCCGTAATAAAGTTAAAGATATCTTCTGTTACATGAAAGATAGGCGTCTTTGCGGTATATTTAAAGTTATGGCGCCAAGTACACCCGCCACGATCTGCCCAAAGAGTACAGTTAGGAACTCGTGATTCAAGAACGCCAATAACCGCATATAGTTCATTGGTATTGTTTTTTTTTGCAGTGATAATCACAAAGTCACCGGGATTAGACGCGCCAAACACACCACTATTGCACCCAACTAAATTGTGCTGATCTCCTATAGTTAAATCTGCAAATGAATCATTATCGATGCTATACTTATTGACATAGTTAACACACCTGAGCTTGATCATATTGTATAATTATGGCAGGACTTATTCAGTTTTGGATAGTAGGTTTATTTGAACACTGCTTCCAGAAATGCCAATATATACAGGAATGCTTGCGCAATATCCTGTCTATATTTGATAGCAAGACCAACTAGTACTATGGCAACAAATAAGTACACCCAGGCAATTCCAGACATATTTATATTATTGCATATAAATATCCGAAAACTGAATATATCTATTATGATCGTAATTGTTAATACTGTGCATTGCGCACTTAATTAATATATAATGAATAATGCTTATACAGATAACTTAGTTCGTTTTCTTAAAGAAATCAAGCAAAAGCCAGATAATAAAGAAATTGAGTTTGAGCTTAAACTACTCTTAGATAAAAAGTTAATAGATGGTAAACTGAGCAATACTGAGTATACTCCTCTTGAAGTAAAAGAAATATTTAAGGTATTGTTTGCACAAACATGTGCGCGAGTATCTAATGACCCCGTAGAAGTTCAACAAGTTGGCCCCGTAGAAGTTCAGCAAGTTGGCCCCGTAGAAGTTCAGCAAGTTGGCCCCGTAGAAGTTCAACAAGTTGGCCCCGTAGAAGTTCAACAAGTTGGCCCCGTGGAAGTTCAACAAGTGAACTTTGTGTCGAAAGACGGCATTAACAAGCAGTTTTCATTTAGCCGCGGCGTAAAGATCCCCGATTCTCGCATAGTATACTCCAAGTCTAGAATTAAAGATATGTATCTTGACTATGCTGGAGTTGTATGGAAAGCAAAGGCATGCCGTGAGCGAATGCTGCAAACCAACGACAATAATGTGGCGTATAATTTGATCAGGTTCAAACGTAGATTTTCTGTGGTAATAAATCCACGATGGCGCCTAGATTTTACGTTTGTGATTCAGCGACCGTTTATGTCTACTGAGGGTGAAGTTCGCGATGCGAAAGAACGACTATTCCTCAGCGAACAACATCGGCTTTATGACATTGCGGAGTTCGTAGAAGTAGAAATCGAGTATATTGGAGATTTAAATGAGCTAAACGTACAAGATGTAGCAGAAGTACTACATGGACTGGCGATCGTCCCGATGCGTTCTGGAGCCGAATATTATGACGCCGCAATTGCCGTGCTACAAGATATGTTTAAAGAAAAAGCAATCCGCGGCGATCGGCGAGTATCTATCAAGCAGTTATTACCACAAACAGCGGCATTGACCAAAAAAGAATATTTTAATATGCTTTCGGGCGGGGAGTTCGGCAATTATTATATTGCACATAAACTAGATGGCGAGCGCGTAGTGCTGTTCATAAATGTAGCAACCCCAATAGGCAACTTAACCGGATATCTTTCGGCAACTAAATGGATAGATCTCGATGCTGTGCCAACACAGTCGACCACGTGGATCTTGGATTGTGAATTGTATGAGGGTACATTCTATGTGTTTGATGCATTGTTGACCGGACCAAACCAATTAGCGCTATACAAGTGTCCTTACGTTCTGCGACGCCGTATTCTTAATTCAGCAGAGATATGCACAATACAACTAGCCAAATCGGGACCATCTCCGACTTCTTCATATGCTATAGTCGTAAAGCCATCGCACAAGTTGGGTACTTTATATGCCGGAAAGATAGCCGCGTTAGACGCTGAAGTTACTGCATACCCGCGCGACGGTATCATATTTACTTCAGGTCGCGATCCTTATCTGGCAACCAACTATTATAAATGGAAGCCACCCACCCATATGACTATCGAATTTATTGCGAAACAATGCCCGCCCGAAATCGTTGGGGCGCCCCCATTTGTCAAACGCAGAGGTAAGACCATATATATGCTACATGTAGGTATCCGCAATGATATGGCTCTGGGATTAGGAATGCGCAAGATGCCACATTACCATATGATGTTTCCCGATTTAGTTAGAAAAGATTACTACCCAATCCACTTCGCGCCAAGCAATGAACCATTGGCATATCTATACTGGAGTGATCGCACCGATTTAGATAACAAGATTGTTGAGATGATTTGGATTGAACAGGAATGGCGCCTAATAAAAGTTCGGCCTGATCGGCAAGTGGACTATCTTAACCACCAATACTTTGGCAACGACTATACAGTTGCCGAACAGATATGGTATGGATATTCTAACCCATTTGCACTACATCATTTGCAGATGACTCCGTTCGACATGAAAAAAGAGTTCTACTTTGTGGAGGACAACTCCGAGCAGTTCCGCGGAATTCGTAAATTTAATAATTGGGTCAAAACACGATTGTTTGAGACCGTCGCTAGAAATCAACCATGGCTAATTGACATCGGCGCCGGCAAAGGTCAAGATTTCTTGAAGTACCTCAATTTGAACGTACGCAATGTTATATTTGCCGATTCAAATCCCAATAACATAGACGATATCATCGCGCGCAAATACACATATCATAAACAAGGCCACTTTCGTAAGGCGACATGTTCAGTGAATACAGTCTGCATGGATGTGCTAGATCCCAAGTTTGTAGAGCGCGTCAATAGATTTGTGCTGAACAGCAAACTCATAGTGTGCAATTTTGCAATACATTACATGTGCTACAATGCAGATACAGCAACGCAATTTGCAAAGGTTATAGGCGGGCTACTAAATGGCGGTGGGAGACTGCTAATAACTTACTTAGATGGGCGTAGAGTTCATGAACGACTAATTGCAGATGCCGATACAGAAGGCGATGCTGATGGCGCAAGCTACGACATAACAGATGGCGATCTAGAAATGGTTGGCGGTATGGAAATTACTCCCGACGCCTCACAAAAGTATATTATTAAAAAGTTATATGTGAGTGACGAGTATACTGGCCGAAATCAAAAGATTGCAATAAAGTTGCCCTTCTCGGATGGGTTCTATATTGAACATCTGTTTGACTGCGATCTGCTATCTAAGGCATTAAAGCCGCACAAGATTAGCAAAGAGTCAGAAGGTGACTTTGTCGAATTCATAGCTGAATATCAAGCCGAAGTCAAACGGGACAAATTTGAATTGGATGCAGATGATCTAGAATATATAAAGCTGCTCAGATATACAATTTATTATAAATAGCCCACCCACGTGGTGTACTAATATATTTTTTGCCTAGACTACATACTTGTAAAAAAATAAAGCACGTCGCTCTTGTATAGTGTCGCCGATATCGCGCGTTTTTTGGCAGATTATAACTCCTTCCACAGAGTTGCTCCTGGCGCCAAAGACGTACGTGCCTCGTCTGCTAACTTGTCGGCCAACGCATTCCACTTATACAAGAACCGCTTAGATGAATCCGCCGAATCACGCAAGCCAGATTTATTGTGGCTATAAACATGATGAATTCCAACCCGATGAAGGGCAACTACTTTTTTCCATAACCCCCACATATATGTGGTCATGTCGGAGTTCTCTTTTTCTGCGAACTTGGTCGCGCTCCATTTGGGCATATATTTAGTCAACATATTAATCCAGAATTCGGAATCCGTATATATATCGACGACTACCGGTCGTGTGAGCTCTGCGCATTTGGCCAATGCAGATATGATAGCTTGGCCTTCGGCGCGAATATTGCTGGCATAAATCTTTGACACATCTAAGCTACCGAGTAAAGAACCCGTAATTGGCCCTGACACAAATACTACTGCGTAACCTCCGCGGCAGTTTTTGTCTTTTTTGTTGCCGCCACCGCCGCGATTAGTAGGCGATACAGCGCTACCATCTGTAAAGATAACTTGACGCCCATCAGCAATGATATGCTCGTTCACTATTGGCGAACGGTCTTTTGTTTCAATTGATGCCCAATTAATGGGCACTTTACCCGATGCCGACAGTATATCATTTGCGCGATTAAAATGATCACATTCTAGAAATCTATTGCCATTAAGTGGACTTGGATGACACCATTTTAGTATATGAAAACGATGTGCCGTATTGATAGTGACGTCATCTATCAAGAGCTCTGCATCACGCCCCCAGCAAAATATGACCAGATTTTCTGCAATATGATGCTGCAAAATGCGCACAATTATTCGGCGCATAAACGCCGCCCATGTCGCCGAGTGCGCCTTACGTTGATTTGGTACCGTAGATAGTGCGGTATTCAAGAGTAGCACCCCTTGTTTGGCCCAAGACGCCAAATCATAAGAAACTGTTTTGTAGTCTGCAATTAACTTATGGTTATATAAGCATTTCATTATATTTCGCAAAGAATCGGGACAAGTCTTTGTTCGTGTAGAGAATGCCAATCCATGTGCCATTCCCGGGGTAGGATATGGGTCTTGGCCCAATATAATTACTTTTACCTCGGATAGTTCAGTTAATCTTGCCCATTCAAACCATAATGCTGGCACAGGTGTACATTGCGCCACGGTAGACTCTACTTTTTCATATATCTGCGCAAGATCTATCAAATCTTTGTTGCGTTTGATTATTAGGTTTAGCCAGTCTTGTGACAGGCCATCCAGCACTTCTTTCGCAAGATCGACCTCTTTACTCTTGTTCATTATATAGAAATAGTACTCTATGCGTTCAGTTTTGATAGTAAGAGGCACATTCCGCATGCCGCGCGTCTCGCTATACCTCACTATATTTAAAATTTGCGGAAAATCCGCGATATCCCATATTGAAAAACGTATCACTGACCACATCTAATGAACCACTTTGACCGAATCCATTTTGGTCAATTATAATTTGACTATCTACAACGGTAGCACCGATTCGTGAATTTGCCGCGACCCCATAGCAGTTTGTTGTGAATATATTTGTGCTATTCGGAACAGGCGACCAATTTATACCATTTCCAGAGTACGCCAGACGATTAATACCGTCTCCCGCCGCAATAAATGCACGTCCATTCCAAACAACCGAATGCGAAGATGATGATATAACTGAAGTTCCAGAAGATGTCCAAGTTATACCATCATTTGACCACATTATAGTATTAGTCCCCGTACCCACCATAACTATGCGATACCCATTCCATGCAGAACCTTGTGCTGCTGTAGTAAACATTGTAGCAGTACTGGGAGCCGTCCAACCTGTTGGCGCATACCCTGCAGAGTATTGAACTAACTGACTAGCAAATCCCCCACTACCTCCGGCGCCGCCGATTATCCAGCGAACCCCGACCCAAGTAACTGCACGTATCTCAGAAGTAAAGCTGCCCTTACCTTGTCCATACCAAACTTTTCCATCCGCAGAAGATACCATATAGTGATTGCCCGTTCCAGTGCCGGCCGCCAAGAATATAGTTCCATTCCAATCAATTGCATAACCCGCAGTTAAAATAGATCCCCCATTCGCCGCAGAAACCCCAGTCCACGTTTTGCCATCTAGTGACCACGCTATTGTATTTGTGCCAGATCCCACCGCCACCCATAATGAACCATTCCATATAACATTTTCACAAGATGTAGAGAAGGTAGCTAACCCCAAACCAGTCCAAGAAATACCATCTAGCGACCACGCTAATGTATTTGTACCCACACCGCCGGCCACCCATATAGATCCGTTCCACGCCGCACATACCCCGTAAGTTGTAAATATCTGTGATCCAATGCCATACCATCTTAATCCATCGGCTGAATATGCAATAGAATTGGTTCCGCGTCCAAATGCCAAACATGGGTGTTGGATATAAACAGACCCGATACCACCAGTCCATGCGATACATCTACCTTGATTTGTAAATGCGGTACCAGCCCCGCTTATCCAAGTCGTGCCATTATATGAGTATGCCCGCGTAGTTGCCGCGTTTGATCCTACAGCCACCCACAGATTATTCATCCAAATAACTTGAAACCCAACGCCACCCGTACCAAATATGTTATTGCCGCTAGTCCAGGTAATCCCATCGGTAGAATACGCAGTGGTTCGTGTACCTACTGCCCCGGTATACCCAACAGTTACCCATAGAGATCCGTTCCAGGCAACACTTCTTCCAAACCCATTGGCAAATATAGTAGCCCCATTTATTGAGTTATTCCAGTTGATTCCGTCATAAGAATAGACAATCATATTTCCCGTAGTCTGTCCTCCGGTAACTACCCACATCGAACCGTTCCACGCGACATCAGTTGCAAATGTAGCAAATAGCGTTCCTGATCCTGTGTTGTTGCTGGCATTTATGCCATTGTACCAATTTATGCCGTCATAAGAGTAAACAATCTTGTTGGTAGTCTGACCTACCGCGACCCACATAGCGCCATTCCATGCGACATCAAACCCACCACTGTCAAACACTTTACCGAGCCCTACCCAAGTAAACCCATCATATGAATATGCTATGGTATTCACACTACCGACTCCGACCGCGACCCACATAGTACCATTCCAGGCCAATCCCCAAAAAGTTTCTATTATAGTGTTATATATTGTCGTCCACGCAATGCCATCTTGCGAAAATGCAAACTTAGAATTGTCTCCTCCGGCCAACCATATAGACCCATTCCATGCAACACAATAACAATATGATGTAAAAATAGCAGAACCACTTGTAGACGCCGACCAGTTAATTCCATCTAAAGTATACATGATTGAATTTCCACCACTTCCTCCGCCTGCAACTGCTATACTTCGTGGAAACTTGATTGAATGTAGGCGCCATGAATTTACTGATATGTGTCTGCAGAACGCAGAAAAAATACCGGACCCACCTAATCCGACCCATCCATTATTTGTGCTAGACCAGTTTGGTCCGTCTAATCCATATGCAAATGTGTTTGTATCGGCGCCACACAACCATTTATATCCGTTCCAGTTTACTCCTACTACATTGTTTCCTATTGATGTTCCCAATGCGATCCAATCTATTCCATTTAAAGAATATGCCAAAGAGTTAGTACCAACACCACCAGAAACCCACTTAGTTCCATTCCATTTTACATTATAGCTATTTGTAGAAAATATCGATAACCCCAATCCAATCCAGTTCGCGGAAACAGTAGGATCATTTATTGCATATGCCAAAGAATTAGTACCGCTTCCTCCAGCTACCCACATATTCCCATTCCATGCGAGTCCATGACAATATACACTAAATGGACTAACTATAGTTGTCCAGTATATACCGTCTAATGACCAAGCTAATCTATAAGTGGCACCGGCACCTCCTAAGTTTCCGCCTACCATCCATAAGTATCCATTATATGCAATACATAACCCTTCGCTAAATCCATTAAACGCTGTGCCATTTGCATTTAAGCAATTTATCCATGTTATGCCATCATAAGAATATTTTATAGGAACGGTATCTGAGCCAACAGACACCCACATGTTATTGCCCCATACCGCATTTCTGCATGCTATATTATATACCAATCCTAGACCGGCCCATCTAATCCCGTCAAATGAATATGCCATAGTATTTCCAGTACCACTTCCGCAAGCTATCCATAATATACCATTCCACGCTACTCCATATCCCACTGTGTTAAAAATACCCGAAAAACTGTTTGCTACCCCATACCATCTAATCCCGTCATCGGAATATGCGATTGCATTCGTAGCATTTCCCAAAGCGACATGTCTAACTGACAAAGATTGGCCGAATGTATATACTTGATCATATTGGGGATAGCCAGTTATATTGATGCTAATGTCGCTAGTTTTTATGGCAGAGCGCTTCAATAGTTTAATCGTACTTTTTTTAAGAGTTTGGCCCGCAACATCTTGGCTGACCGTGAATGATTTTCTCGCATTGGAACTTGTTCCGATATTGGCGCCCGACAAAGCCCCCGCCACCGTTAAGTTCCCGCCAAAGTATGCATTGCCAGATGCTATATTTACAGAATACGACGAAGTGGGACCGGTGCTCGTAGGGCCTTTTGGCGCGCCCGATACGAACAATGTAGAGGCAACTCCACTAGTTGCGCCAGTTGATATAGGTGCCGCAAGATATGTAAAATAATAATTACTAGAACCAACTAGCGCTGTAGTTGTAGGGGCAACATATAATCCCGAGGAGCTTGCAGAGGATGAACCCGCCGCTGGCATCGTTATGTTTGTAGTAACCGCCCCACCACCAAAGTAGACGTTTCCTGCCGCAATGTACAAAGAATAACTATTGCTAATGGTCTGATTTGAGCCGGCGAGCGGGGCATTTTCAATATATAAAGTTGCCGCATTAGTAGTCGTTACATTGGCATTTGTTGCCTTTAATTTAGGCTTGGGCAAGAAGTTCGCAGCAAAGTAAGTTACAGTATTGCCGCTACTAGTTGCCAAATCTATTCCGCTAATAGTACCTAAAGATTGTCCATAATTAGAAGATCCTTTATTGTTATTGCCTATAGATAGTCCTGTAAAGATTAAGCTCATCTTTATATATTAATTATAAAAAATAAGGGAATTCTAAACTAGAGCCGCGCCATTCGGATGTTTATTTTGTCGTGTTAAACGCAATTGAGAAGTTAGCAGTCGCGCGATCGTAGCTCGTATCACTAACAATATCCAAACTAGATCTAAATGCATTTGTACCCAAAGTTAACTGACTATCCACAATGCTAACCCCAAGCCGCGGGTTGGTAGCCACCCCATATGCCGTGGTGAATATAGACGTGTTATTAGGGACAGCCACCCAATTTGATCCATTCCCAGAGTAGACTATAGAGTTCGTTCCTGCACCTACCGCAATAAACGAACGTCCATTCCACGCGACACCTCTACCGGCTGTCGTAAACATAGTATTGTTAACCGTCCATGATGCGCCATTATCATCTGAATATGCAATAGTATTTGTACCAGAACCTACGGCCACTAAACGAGTACCGTTCCATGCCAATCCATATCCCGCCGTTGTGAATATAGTTGAGGTAGATGGGTTAGTCCAAACTGATAGATTTGCAGAATATCTGAGCATTTGAGTACCTGCGTCAATCCCGGCCACCACCCATCTTATGCCTATCCATGCTATAGAATAGATACCAGTAGTAAAGTTCGCCGTACCTTGCCCAGCCCAGGTCAAACAATCCGTAGATGATACAATATAATGCGAGGTGCCTTCGCCTACGATTACCACAGAAGTGCTGTTTTGCGCGATAGCAAATCCTTTAGATAAGATAGTCCCGCCGTCAGCCGCTGCTATATTGGTCCATGTTCGCCCATCCGGCGATACCGCAATTGACGTATTGCCCAAACCAGTAGCAACCCAAACGTTACCCGTCCAAAACACGGCGCGAACTTCTGTAAACGCAAATGTCCCCAATCCAATCCAGTCTACGCCATCTTGCGACCATGCTAATGCGTTAGTGCCCGCGCCACCAGCCACCCATATAGAGCCATTCCAAGCCGCACAATAACCCGCCGTAGTAAACACGACCGAGTCAAGACTCTTCCATTGCAATCCGCTATCTATTGCATATGCGATAGTGGCGCCTTTGTCGGGCGCGCCAAGTACGATTGTGGGGTGCTGGATATATATTGAGGACTTATAGTCAGACCAAGTAACCGCCCTGCCTCTAGTTGAAAATGATGAACCAGAGCCCGCCACCCAAACTATTCCATCATATGAATAAGCAGTTTTATTAGTACCTTCTCCCACTGCTATAAACTGTACACCATTCCAACGCACACCATATCCGCTAGTGCTAAAAATGTTTGTTGCATTTGTCCAATTAATCCCATCTGTAGAGTACGCAGTTGACTGTGTTCCACTACCTACTACCGCCCACATATATCCGCTCCACGCCACTCGTCGCGCTGCTGTACTTAGCATAGAAGTACCATTTGCTGTATTTGACCAATTTATTCCATCATATGAATAAATTATACGATTTCCAGTAGTTTGGCCCCCAACAGCCACCCACATAAAACCATTCCATGCTACGTCGGATGCGAATGTAGTGAATAGAGAATCTGAACCATTAACGCTTGTCCAAGTTAGTCCGTTGTAAGAGTATACTAGCTTATTAGTACTTTGCCCTGTCGCAACCCACATAGACCCATTCCACGCCGCGGACATTCCAAAACCTGCCGCTTCAAACACCAGGCCAAGACCCACCCATGTATATCCATCGTATGAGTATGCCATCGTATTGGTAGTCCCCGCACCTAACGCTAGCCACATTGTACCATTCCATACTAAGCCATAGTAGGTAGTCAATAAGTTAGTGTTTAGCAAAGTCCAGTAAATTCCATCTTTAGACATGGCTAATTTAGACCCGTCACCGCCAGCCAACCAAATCGAGCCATTATATTCTATACAATAGCAGTATGAGGTAAATATGGCAGATCCCGACAAAGAATTTGTCCAGGTAGATCCGTTTATCGAAAATATAATAGTATTACCCCCACTACCCCCGACCGCAATAGCACGATTCCGCGGTATCGTTACTTGATGGTATCTGCTCAGGTTACATGCAGTTGAGCGCCCATCACTACTATAAGTCCCAGTACCTAACCCTATCCAACCGATACCATCTCGCGACCATGCTTGCGTATTGGTCCCCGTGCCATGTGCGATTATCTTGGTTCCGTCACATATAATGCCATAACATTGGCTGCTAAAGATAGAATTGCCCAATGCAGACCAAGTGTTCCCATTATAAGAATAGCTCAGCATATTATTGGTATCGCCGCCCGCGAGCCATACGGTGCCAGTCCAGCATATACAGTATCCATTTGCCGAAAACGTACCGGATGTTCCCGCGGCGAGTTTAGTCCAGTTCGAGTAGTCGGTTGGATCAGTACTATTGCTCCAGGCAATTACATTAGTTCCGGCACCGACCGCTACCCATATATATCCATTCCAAGCAATGCCAAAACAATTAGTAGAAAAGTTTGGAGTAGCGCCAGTTAATCCGGTCCAGATTAGTCCATCGTATGAGTACGCCATTGCGTTTGCAGATATGCCGCCTGATAAATAGAAGTATCCATTATAAGCAATACAATGGGCGGTGTTCGAAGAGAATATTCCAGTGCTTGTTGCGGATAGCCATACGATTCCGTCATATGAGTATACAATTGGACTATTGCTCATGCCGACTACCGCAACACCAGCTGCGATCCATTTGGTGCCATCCCAGAGCACATCTTTTCCTGTGGATAGATAGTTCAACGCGAGTCCTGTCCAGTTAATCCCATCATATGAATAGGCAATTGAGTTGGTGCCATCGCCCACGGCAACCCACATAGACCCGTTCCATGCGGCCTTATATCCGCGTGTTGCAAATACCGTTGTACCCAACCCAATCCACTTTAGTCCGTCAGTAGAGTACGCCAATGTATTCGTTCCTGCGCCACAGGAAACATAGATTGTAGGTATAGATTGTCCAAAAGTATACACTTGATTACCCGTATATGGCGGACAATCTGTGGTTACCGCAACTTTACTAGATTTTATAACAGTGCGGTCGGTAACGTTTAATGTATCTAATTTACTAGATATGCTATATGATTCTAGATTCGCGCAGAGTACGGGTGAAACGATGAGAGCACCTCCAACAGTCAGGTTTCCGGCAAAGTAGGAATCGCCAGTTGCCACATACATGGAGTATTGGCTAGCAGTAGTTGCCTGCGATAACACATTTGAGTTGGTATTTTTGGGAGCGCCGGCTATATATAGTGTTGCCGCGACACCAGATGTAGAGCCGGTTGTACTCGGTTGGGCAAGGTACATATAGTAATAGTTGTTGGCCCCACTAATTGTAGTTATAGATGGGGTGGCATATAGATTAGAGTATTGGGCATATTTATGTCCCGTGCCGTTTACTGGAAATGAAGTGCTCGCAGTATATCCACCGGCAAAGTAGGCGAGGCCGGCATTTATATAAAGAGAATAGGCGTTGGTGATTGTTTCATTAGTGCCGGCAAATGGGGCCGCTTCTATGTATAATGTGGAGGCGTTTGATGTAGTAACTGATGTATCTTTTGCAGAGATTGTGGGGCGTCGGATATAGTTAACTGAAAAAAATGAAGATGTGCCAGATGCAGCAGTAAGTTGATCTCTAACATAAAGACTACCGATAGATTGGCCATAAACTATACTACTTTTATTATTATTTCCTATAGAAATGCCAGTTAACAATAAACTCATTATGTGCTATATTATATGGGAAATTTTCTGCATATCAACTATCTTAATTTAGGCGCGTGTAGTGCCATCATGTATAGTTTATAGTAGTTGAGAAGTTAGTTATTCCACTATCATAGTATCCATCACTAATGACATCTAAAGAATTGCTTAATCCATACCCGGAATTGTTGAGTACTAACTGGCTTTCAACAACAACCGCACCTATGCGAGAGTTTGAACCAATACCCCAGCTGGCCGTTGAGAATACAGTAGAGCTGTTAGGGACGGCAACCCAGTTGACACCATCGCCTGAATATGCGAGCATCACTGCACCATTACCGGAAGCAACAAATGCGCGACCATTCCACACGACGGCCCTACCTGCATTTGTAAATATGCTATTTATACCAGTCCAACTAGCCCCATTGTCATTAGAGTATGCAATATAATTTGTACCATATCCCACAGCAACTACTCGAGTTCCATTCCATGATAGTCCTACCGCCGCAGTTGTAAATATGTTAGAAGATGGGTTGTTCCACGAAACTAAATCAGTAGAATAGCGAATGGTACGGGTGCCCCCTTGACCGGCCACTATCCATTGAATGCCTATCCAGATAACTTTATATATGCCAGTAGTAAACCCAGCGAAACCTTTTGCGTACCACACTTTGCCATCTGTTGATGATATCACATGATTACTAGAACCAATACCTACAGCTACCCATATTGAGCCATTCCAAGCGACTGAGTAGCCGCCCGTAGTTAACAATGTCCCGCCGTTAGCTGCGGATACACCATTCCAAGTTTTGCCATCTAAAGACCAAGCTATGCGGAACGTTCCAATGCCAACCGCCACCCACATTGATCCATTCCACGCAACGTCGCGTGACTCGCTAAATATAGAGGTTCCTAAGCCAGTCCAGCTTATACCATCTCGCGACCATGCTAGTGCGTTCGTACCCGCCCCACATGCTACCCATATTGACCCATTCCAAGTAGTAGACAATCCATATAAAGTAAATATCTGTGAACCCAAACCGCGCCACGAAAATCCATCTTCAGAATATGCAATGGTATTTGTACCTTGTCCTAGCGCTACCATAGGATGCTGGATATATACAGCGCCCTTTCCTACAGCATACGTGTTGGATGCATATGTGCTAGTTACAAAATTCCCATTATTAGAAAAGTTAGCTCCAGACGCGACAGTCCACGTTTTGCCATCTTTAGAGTATGCCAAAGCATTAGCACTCCGTCCTACTGCGATCCAAAGTGACCCGTTCCACGTAACTGAATATCCTCCTGAAAATATATTTGTGCCATTAGTCCAGTTAATACCATCTAATGACCATGCTGTTGACTTAGTGCTGTCGCTACTAGTACCCACTGCTACCCATAATGATCCATTCCAAGCCACTCCAACTGCACTCAATGGAAACACATCTCCACAATTTGCGGCTTTATACCAAGTATAGCCATCATATGAATAAACAATTGAGTTATTGGAGGAATTATTTCCGCATGCAACCCACATAGTTCCATTATGTGCAATTGAAAAGTAAGAAGAATTGCCCAGTACGGATGGATTATTTATAGGATACCAATCGAGTCCATTATATGAATATACAATATTCCTTCCTGTGCTGTATCCTCCCCCCGCCATCCACATAGAGCCGTTCCATGTGATTGCATACCCATAATAGTAAAGAACCGCACCTAATCCTGTCCAATTATATCCATCATAGGAGTACATCATGGTAACGTTGTCCGCACTGTACCCCACTGCTATCCACATAGAGCCGTTCCATGCGATTGCCATATATACCCCTAATATATTGGTATTTAGTAAACTCCAGTTAATACCATCTTTAGACACTGCTAACTTAGAGTTGTCGCCTCCCATCAACCAGATTGAACCGTTCCATGTCGCGCATCGTGCATTAGATGAAAATATAGAAGAACCACTTGATGAACTTGTCCATGTTACTCCATCCGTAGAATATAGTACTGTACTTCCCGTTATCCCACCAGCCGCTATGCTTATATTGCGCGGAAATGTTATTGAGTTATTTAACACATTTGTAAATCCAACACCTCGGCCATCAGTAGTATGGATTCCGGTACCTAAACCATTCCATGCCATACCAGTTCGTGACCATGCCAGAGTATTTGGTCCCGAACCACTTGCTATTGCTTTTGTACCATCCCAAGCGATACTATAACAGTTTGTAAATATACTACTACCTAAACCGCCCCAATTGTTGCCGTTATATGAATAGGCCAATCCGTTGGTTCCTACGCCACCAGCAATCCATAGCGAACCAGTCCAGCATATCGCATACGCTTCAGTAGAAAAAGTACCCAATGTATTGGTTACTAGTTTAGTCCAATTTGCGTAAGTTGTAGGGTCAGGATTAGAACACCATGCAATAACATTGGTACCAGACCCGACTGCGACCCACATAGATCCGTTCCATGCAACCCCAATGCAGAAGGATGTAAAATTTGGAGTAGCGCCAGATATCCCGGTCCATGTAAATCCGTCGTACGAGTATGCCATACTATTTGCAGACGCACCTCCTGCTAGATATATGTATCCGTTGTAAGCTATGGTATATGCAAGATTTGATAAAAATATACCAGAGCTAGTGGCGGGCAACCAAACAATTCCGTTGTACGAGTATACTATAGGATTATTGCTCATTCCCGCTACTGCGGTACCTACCGCTATCCATTTAGTGCCATCCCAGATAAGATCTCTTCCTGTAGTGAGGTATGTTAGGCCCAATCCAGTCCAGCTAATGCCATTAAATGAATATGCAATTGAATTGGTACCGTCGCCAACCGCAACCCACATAAATCCGTTCCATACTGCTTTGAATCCTCGAGTAGTAAATACTGTCGCACCTAATCCATTCCACTTTAGTCCGTCTGTAGAGTATGCAATAGTATTTGTACCCATCCCTACACTTACGGCAAATGGAGGGATGGTTCGGCCAAATGTGTATATTTGTCGGATATTAGGAATGCCTTTGATCGAAGCGACAATACTGCTATTTTTAATATATGAGGTTTTGTTATGTGGTATTGTATGGCGCTTATATGTCTGGTTGAACACTCTTTGATTTATTGTATACGCTTTTTGCATATTGGCCGCAGCTAGCGTTCCGCCTATAGTAATGTCACCTCCAAAATAACTAGAATCCGCCGCCACATACAGCGAGTTTGCTTGATTTATAATAGGACAGTACATCGATGATATACATGCCCCTTTAGTTAATTGGTTAGTTGTGCCGGTAACTATCGTCCAAGTTATGGCATCCAAAGAATATGCAAGAACTTCTTGTGCGCCACTGGGTTCGCCGGTGATTATCCAGTAAGATCCTGTCCATGCCGATTCTCTAACCACCGGAATTGGCGTACCTCGCCCTGTCCAATTTATTCCATCCGGCGAAGTCGCAACCGAGTTAGTTGTCCCGTATCCGACCGCTACCCATAGTGATCCATTAAATTTAACTGAATAGCACCAATTACTAAATATGTTTGGAGACACTGCGATCCAGTTTAGGCCATTATCCAAAGAATACGCTAATGAGTTTCCTCCTAACCCGGTTGCGCATCCGCATACCCATATTGTACTACCATCGCTATTTACGGCAGTACCAACCGCATAAAAATAACTAGCTATGCTAGACGCGCTACTAACAGTCGTCCATGTGACGCCATCGTCATCCGAATAACAAATTGTACCCACATCATTTAGAGTACCAACCGCAATCCATCGGCCGGTTGCACTACTATTTGGATTCCAGGCGACATCCCAACATATACTGAGTTGCCCAACCGCCACCCCCGTCCATGTAATGCCATCATCTGTAGATCGCGCCACGGCATTCGTGGTCAAGCCTACTATAATCCACACATTTTTATTAGTGGCCATCCCTATAACATTCCCCATAATTGAATTACCCAGACCGTTCCAATAAACGCCATCCTCTGAGAACGCTAACGAATTATATGCATCATCACTTCCTGCCATCCACCTGCGCGTCCGCGGGTTATATGCGATCACTTGCGTAGTGTTCGTGCTAGAAAATGTAACGTTGCCAGATCCAACCACTCGCGGATAAACATAGAAAGTAGGGCAATTAGCAATTGTGTTTTGGGTATATATCCCCCATGAAGATACTTTTTTGTTGTTCGCAGAAGAAATCTCCGAGGTCAACAATGTTACAAACGGAGTTGCCGGTAGGAGCGATTTATCAGTGGCGCCCCGCACAATGTTGCTGCATGTAACTATTTCTGCGTCAGTTAGCGCGCGAGTATATACTACCAATCCACCATAATCTATATTTGCATAGGCGTCTCCTGCCCAATTACTACGGCCCAGATAATTGTTGTTTAGAGTAGGATTTCCGTAAGCTACTGCAGCAGTTGCTGTGGCGCAAAGCACACCATCATGGTAAAGCTGCATAGCACCGCTAGATACGGTATATCGGCATACAAATAAAGCCCATACATTTTGCACTATAGTAGTCTGTGTACCGCCAGTACCGCTCTGTGCCACATAAACATTTGTAGAAGGGCATACTGCAAATGCGATATTAGTGGTTGTAGCATATCTGTATAAAAGTATGTTATTTGAAGGAGCGCCGTTTCCAAAATCAAATATACGTTCTGAGGTTCCTACTGAACCTGTAAACCGCACATATGCAACTGCAGTAAATCCGCCACCTGTATTCACTGGCAGTAAAACGGAGGGTGTTGCCATATACTGACTTGCCGACGCCGAAAGTGACACATAGTTTGGAACAGCGTATGCCAGTGTATTATTTGCGGCACCAGTATCGCCAGTATTCCCGATCACGGCCGATATAGAATTTGTGGGGGTCTGAGTAGGCACGTAGTATGGCTGATTTCCAGAAGTACTTTGCGTAAACACATCCCAGTTGGATACCCTAGTAAAGCCGGCGATCGTGGTTATGTCAGAACTGAATAGCTTATAAACAGGCGTAGCCGGAACTGTGTTGGTGGCGGCCTGACCTTTTAATATATTTGTACAGATCACAATTTCAGCATCTGACAAAGCGCGATCATAAACTACTACTCCCGCCAAATTCATGCTGGAATACTCGCTTCCGGCCCAGTTACTCTGGCCAATATAGTTACCGTTCAAGGTACGGTCCGCTAGTTGCGTAGCTGGGGAGCTCGTTCCCAATAAAGTACCGTCTTGATATAACTGCAATATATTTGACGAATATATGTAGCGCATAGTGATAAGCGTCCATACGCCCTGTACTAAAGTACCACTTATAACTTGAGCATAGTTAGAACCGTCTGGGTTAAATATCATACCATTTATATTTGCAGTTGAGCCATCTCGGCATATGATTATATTGTTATCTGGCGAACCATTTCCAAATTCTATTATTCTTTCAAAATCTGCTATATTCTCAATCATACGCACATATACTACTGCTGTAAATCCTCCATTCGTGGCTATGTTAAAGGTGGTAGATGGAGCCGACATAAAAATAGCATTTTTGCGAATAAATGTAACGTACCCTGGGCGATTTGAAGAAGATTGCGTTGAGATTGAAGTGGTAAGTGGTGCATCGGCAATATATAAAGAAGATGCTGTGCCAGTTGTAGTGCCCGAGGTTAGTGGTTGTGATAAGTAAGTAAAATAATAGTTATTAATTCCATTAAAAGCGGTGGCAGATGGGGATATATATAAGCTAGCCGTCGAGCCCAATGTGGATCCCGGCCCATATATTGAGAAGGTTGAAGCGGCTATACCACCCCCAAAGTAGGCAACGCCAGAGTTAATCTGCAAAGAGTATGGGTTTGTAAATGTTTGATTTGTGCCAGCTAGTGGTGCATTTTCGATATAGAGAGTTGCTGCGGTAGTGGTTGTAACGTTGGGGTTGCTTGCGGCTAGTGTGGGTTGCGCAATATAATTGGCGGCAAACAAAGACGCGGTACCTGAAGCGGCAGTCTGTCTGTCAAAAACAGTAGCAATTCCCAGCGATTGCCCATATAGAACATAACTCACGGAATATATGACGACGATTAGTCCGGCATTACCTGCAGCTCTAAACACACCACCTAACCCGGCATTATTTGCATAGTTGCTGTCGCTTGTATTAGGTGGCGTCATACCGGATCCTGTGGTAGTAGAACCACTTATATAGCCAGGAATAGTATTATTAAACAAACCCCCGCCGCCACCTCCTCCAGATCCATTGGATGTACCGCCTCCGCCATAACCGCCGCCACCACCACTTGATACTCCCGGTGCCCCTGTAGCATTTGCGCCGGCTCCTCCGAAGCCAGTTATTGTTGCTGATGTTAGAGTACAATTTTGCCCAGACCCCTGAAATCCATATCCGCCAACTCCATCAGAACCACCCGCCGGATTACCATTATTGCCTGTTCCCATTCCTGGTTCACCGGGACTACCTCCACCGGCACCCCCGATGCCATCGCCTACACTAGTAGATCCACCACCGCCACCGCCGCCGGCCACCGCCATCAGCGTATATGTTCCATTATAATACTGAATAAGACAGCTACCATCTCCACCGCATCCAGATACACTTGGCGAATACGCATTCCCGCCATTTAAAATTGCACCTCCTGTAGAACTTCTATATTGACCAGGACGGCCCACTGAAACATAATACGAATAGTCGGGTTGTGGTACAAATTTATATTCGGCATACCCACCACCTCCGCCAAAGCTACCATTAAATCCACCGCCCGAACCGGCACCGCCCCATATTTTTACAGTTGCCGAGATAGTAGTTATAGGAATGGATAATAGCGTTCCTGTAGTAGAAGGCGTGGACGTATATGAAATGATTTGAGTATTTCCAGTATTTGTCTGTAAAAAACTTCTCTGAGTATTGTTTTCTAACGAAATTGATGTTTTAATTAAACTCATTATATATTTAGAACAATTATTTTTTAACCCACTGATATGGTAGTGTTAGGCGGCGCCTAACCATAATCCTTGCAAAAAAAGTAAGAGTTAGTGCAACTGCACCTAAGTTGATTTGTGCATCATCAGTATGTCTGCGCAACTGCACCTAAGTTGATTTGTGCATCATCAGTATGTCTGCCATATATATTGCGAAGTTGCCGTATTTGTGATCGCCAGTACAAATATTCTGTCGTATTGATAAAGCGTCATACTAGTCAGACTAGTCCCATCGAAGTTTTCAGACAATGGATTGGCCACTGTTAATGTTACAGTTCCCGTGCCTATGTTTGTAATATAATATTGCATTCCATTTGTAGCAGTGGTTTGGATAGCAGGTAGAGTTAACGTGAATGTAGATGCGTCCTTGGCGACTACATACGAAGGATCAGTTGTAACTAGCTGCACACTGCTATTGCCAGTAATAATCTTTGGATTTAGTGTATTTGGACTACATCCCCCATCCGCAGTAACTGTTCCGGTGACACTGAGGCTACCGCTTATCCTGCAGTTTCCACCCGCGTAAAAAGCATACGCTGTCGTAGCGCCACTGGGCGCACCCGCAATATACATGGTGTATGCAGTCGAGGCGTTTGTGCCCGTTATAGTGGGGGCCGTAAGATATGTAAAGTAAAAAGTAGTATTTGATCCCGCTGTTGACGCTGGCGCAATATATACAGGCGCCAATGTTGTCGTAGAGTTGCCAGTACCGGTTGCTATTAGTTTATTACTAAAAGTAGAAGCGCCGGTTACGCTCACATCACCACCCCCTATCGTGACTGCGCCCGAAGTGGTTTTAAATGCGCCAGAACTATTCGAAAAGTCAATAGCGCCCGTTGAACCAGATGCCGCTACCAGGCTTGTAGATGGTGTTAGGCCCGATCCTATCGTTACTGTAGATGAGTCGCCGCCCAATGTCACTGCACCAGAAGTAGTTTTAAAAGCACCGGAACTATTCGAAAAATCGATTGCGCCAGTAGTTCCAGATGCGACTACGATGTTTGCGGACGGAGTTAGTCCGGATCCTATGGTTATTGTAGAAGTATTGCCCCCTAACGTGACTGCGCCGGATGTGGTTTTGAACACGCCAGAATTTCCAGAGAAGTCAATTGCACCACTGCCCGACGCCAATATAGCATTAGTCGCGGCCGAGAATGTAGCAGTGCCAGTGACTTCAACTGCGCCGCTTCCTATCGTGACCGTGCCCGATGTAGTCTTAAACACACCAGAATTGCCAGAAAAATCTATTGCGCCTGTGCCCGATGCGAGCAGCGCATTTGTTGCGCCAGAAAAAGTAGCCGTTGCTGCGAGTGACGTTGCTCCACCAAAGTAACTGATGCCCGAATTTATATATAGTGAGTATGGACTACTAGTGTTACTAGGGGGGCCCGCGATATATAGTGTATATGCAGTATTTGCAGTAGTACCAGAGATCGTCGGCGCAGTAAAGTAAGTAAAGTAAAAAGTAGACGCCGACCCAGTTGTTGTTGCCGGCGCTATATACATTGATGCCGCCGCCGCGGTTGTGCTACCACTTGAAGATGCCCAGATCCCTGCATCATCATATAAACCATTCACGTAACGAGGCATTTATAACTTATATATATGCCATCAAAAAGGGAATAATCCGTAAATTGCCATTATGTCGCCACATAATCATCCAAATATAGGGATAGTCGCCAGCAGGATATGCAAATGTTGTGATAGTCGCCAGCAGGATATGCAAAAAAAATAATAGTACTAAATATCATTATTTAAACTCACCCACCTTTCTCATAATATGCTTAACATCATTGAATAGATCTAATCTAGTGCCGTTGTTCTCAATAGTATAATCGCATTTTACTTCCTGGACTTCTGACTCATGAGTATCTCCATGTGAATCAGTTATTGGGCGCACTACCTTTATAATTATGGCAGTCCATCCCTTTGCTTCGTATTCCTTGATTGAGTCCGCTTCATCTTGATATCTGACATCGCTAACGACTACTTTCTTGCTCTTCATGGCCTCTATGTTTCGATGTAAACTGCGTATCCATACTTTGTTGAGTGTTGGATGGGTGGCCTCGATATTTCGTATAGCCGTGCCTAGTTCTTGCATGATTGTTCTAGGAGAAACGCCCCAGTGGTCGTCAACCTCTTCTTTTTCGGCCTGTGATCCATATAGCTGCGGTGTACTCAAGTTAAAAATCAACATACATGCGCCTTTGAGAGTATTCGCAAATGCAAACTCCTCATAATCGTAAGTATCTTCTATAAACTTTGCAATTGTGCTTTTGCCGGCGCCTTTCTTGCCATTGATGCCAATTATCACGCGGTTGTTAATGCCTGGTTCATGAGGTGTGGCAAATGGATTTCTATAGCCGTTTTGTTCTGCGCTCATTATATAAGAATAGCAAATATATATCGTTGCCATGTTTTCAATTTTTATGCAAATTGTCTCGCGACGTAAGGATTGCTGGTAAATTTGCAATGAATGCCAGTTTGCTATTTGTGGCGGCTATGGCGCTGGACTCGGTGGCCGCGATGGTACTGGACTCGGTGGCCGCGACTGCGTTGGGTTCGGCGCTGGATTCGGTGGCGGCTGTCTCATTGGCCGTTATCGTACCATGATATGTCGGGAGTACCCGCGCAGATGGATCGTTGGTATCAAATTTTTTTGGCATCCAATAATGTGATAGTACACCAGCCATCTTTGGAAATTGTTCATCAAATATGCGGCGATACCATTCGGCTTCAGGACTTACTGGAGTCAGATGATCTCTTGCGGATGGCGCCATATGCACGCAATGCTGCGATATGATATCTTTCCAGGAAAAACCAACTGCATCAGAGAACGCCTCTTTTGGCCGCCATATAATTTCGTCTGGCAACAGCCCATATCGCGCGGCCATGTTTCGCAATAGCGCCTTTTCAATGGAGCGGTCTAGGCCGCAGTATGGCGTTTTTGAATATAAAAACAAGTCGGGATCTAACCGCCGCACATATTCAACAAAATATTTTTGCAGAAAAGGAACCCGCACCTCTAAGCCCCATGCCGCCATGGTACGATCTGTTCGCAGACAATCAAACATATATAGTTCTTGCATAAGGCGCCCACCTTCAACCCATAGTTCTTCTGAATCGGTATATAGTTTAGTATACGCGTAACCATTCATAAATAGCTCATCTGAGCCCTCACCACTCAATATAACTTTAACAGGAGAGTTTTGCGAGATCCATTTTGCTAAGTGCCATTGCGGAGTAGACGCGCGGACTGTAGTAATATCATAAGTTTCTAACGAATTGATCACAGCGGGAATTGCCTTTAATGCGGCATTAACATCAAAATTAATCACATTAAGATGAACTTTTAAGTGCGTGGCTACTTTTTTGGCCGCTACTACATCTGGGCTATCTTCGGCACCAATAACGAAGCACTGGAGCTTTTTGCATAATCTAGATGCTATTGCCGCAATTATACTAGAATCTAATCCGCCCGACAAGAGGCAGCCCACTGGCCTATCTGCGGATACTCTGGCGCACACCGATTCATATAGAGCATTGTACATCTCGTAGTAAATGGAAGATAGACTGTTTTTAGCGGGGTCCAATATATAAACTTGCTCGGGTGAAGTCCAGTAAGCATCTACAGTCATTGTTCTAGCGGCATTAGTAAATTTATAAATGTGGCGCGGTATGATATGCGATATATTTTCGGCGGCTGCGTCCGAACCGCGCATCGCGCGCATCTCAGAAGAAATTATTAAACGGGGAGATGTATCTGTATTGCGGTCCATTACGTCATATGCCCAATACAATGGCCGAATACCCATAAAGTCTCGCACAGCATATACAGCATCTTGCTCGATATCATGCAAAATAATGGCAAATTCGCCATCTAGCCACTGGACTAGCTTAGTAAAGTTGCGCTCGAACTTGAAGTAAAGATACAAGAGTAGTTCGCAATCTGATTCTATCGTGATGTCAAAAAGTCGGGCCAACTCACGCCAATTATAAATTTCCCCATTGCACAGCAACACGGCGTTATTGCGTTGAAATGGTTGATTTACGCCAACATGCGGATTAATGATTGCTAATCGGTGAAATCCATAAAAATAAGTCTCGCCGGCAGTCTCGCGAAATAACACTTGCGACCCGTCCGGACCACGATGCCGTAACGATTGGAACTCGCAAAGTGTATCTTCTTTGGTCTGATTAGTAAAAAATATACCACACATACTATATAGCATTAGTGTTAGTTCGCGGCTGGGGTCATTCGCGGCTGGGGTCATTCGCGACTATATCAGCCAGACCTGGATCTGACCATTTTATTTCCTTTATAGTAATCGGGTACTCTTTTTCTATATAGAATTTCTTACGCGCATACCATTGTGACTTGAGCGTAGTGTCCCAATCCACTATGTCTATAATCTTTCGCACAATAGAATAATCTGATCCCAATCTAAATATGCGCCCAATATATTGCTTAGATCCTGTGCGAAACGGTGTAGCCACAATCATTGCATTCATGCGCGGAATAGACTTGCCAACCCCAAAGTACTGGTATGTAGTCAGGATTATTCGCGAATGTACTTCAGCTTCTGCGACTTTTTCCTCCGCAGAATTGCCCATAATAGTAGAAATCAATGCACCCTCTGCATCGTTAGTTAGGAACATAGGATTAGCACTAATTACAAACTCACCACGCTGCATTTGCGCAGTTAACTCGGCATAAATCTCTTCTAAATAAGATCTGCGATTTGCAAAAATAAACAAGTTGACTCCTGGCTCAGCAATGATGTCGCGCGCCAGATTAATTACTAGTCTAGTGCGAAAGCGATCTTCAGTTAGCTGTTTTATCATTTTGGGATTGCTCACGATCTCTAGTGCCTCATTGATTTGTGTCTCGATGTGGTCGGGATGTCCGCGATACTTAACCATGCGAACCTCGCCTTTAAATGGAATATCCTCAGTGGTGTACCCATCAACTTGAGAAGCATCTAATACTGGCCCAATCTGCCACTGAATAATCTTGTAGGAGTTGTCCTGTTTCTCTTTTCGTTCTTCTGGTGTGGCACTCAACCCCAACATGTAAGTAGATTGGCACTTGTCAAATATCTCGGCGCGACCTTTACTGCAGTAGAGCTGCGCTTCGTCAAATATGCAAAGGCCGATCGAATCCCATTCTTCATAATTATGGGCACTGTTGATAATAGTAATAATAATGCTAGATGTGGCAGTAGCTGTCTTTTTTTTGCCGTACCACAGTCCAATATTCGTGCCGGGCATAAACTCCGAGATTGCGGCATACCACTGCTTTAGGATCAGTTCGTTGTGGGTTACAATCACGGTACGTAGGCCAAGATGCGCGATCACTTGCATTCCCAAAAACGTTTTGCCTTGACCCGGCTCTAGATTAATAATTGCGCCGGCTAACCCTTTGCGGACTTGGCCATCGTCAAAGTATGTGGACATCAACTCATCGAATACTATCCGTTGGTTTCCGCGAAACTCAGCGGTTATTGCGAAGGTTTCTTGGCGCCCTTCCGTGATCTGTGAAGAAGAACGCAGAGGAATCCTTTTACATATTTTGCGTAGACCAAAGCGCGGGAAAACAAGACATGGGTCTTTGTTAATGCGGCGAAAGCTATAACACTTGGTTATGTCCCAGAACCCCATAATATTTTTATTTTTAATAGTAAATGTAGTCTGGATATAAGTTACTTGTTCTGGCGTCAAATGCTTTGTTAGGATATAGGCGCCTCTGCCGCAAATTATGGCCGGTACTTTATCGAGTGCCGACATTATATAGTAAATGTGGCTTACATTTACATCGTTGCTACCGGCTCATGCAACTATATTACAGCATGCGACTACCGCCGCCGATATTAGCATATGCCCGTACATCACATTTGATTATATAGAGTGCTGTATGACAGTTATTAGCAAACGCGGCACAAAACCCGCTTTGATTGATAGAAATGTAGTGTTAGATGCCATCCGCAACAACGCAAAAATAGAAGATAAACTACATGTTATCGTGGTTATATCAAACCCAGTCCAATACAAGCGGCGATTTGAGTTGGCGCGGCGATTAGTTGCCCGATTCAAAATATATGAACCAAATTGTATACTATATATCGTTGAATTAGCATATGGGAAGCAGCCCTTTGCAATAACTGATCCCGACAACTCACATCATTTGCAGATAAGAACCGATACATGTCCGCTATGGCACAAGGAAAACATGATAAATATTGGAGTGGCCAAATTACTTCCCGCAGAATGGCGCGCATTCGCATGGATAGATGCCGACTTAGAGTTTGAGAGCCATACTTGGGCCGAAGACACATTGCGATTGCTAAATGGCCAGTATGATATTGTACAGCTGTTCTCACATTGCGTTGACAAGAATTATAATGGCGAGACACTCAACCACTTTAACAGTGCGGGGTTTCAGCTAGTGCATAACAGGCGCCATTATTCGAAACCGCCCAATTACAGTCATCCGGGGTTCGCGTGGGCCATGACTCGGTGCGCCTATGAGCGGATCGGCGGATTGTATGAAAATGCAATATTAGGCTCCGGTGATAACATTACGATGTTGTCGCTACTCTCTCGCGCGCATATGAGTATTCATACGGAGTCGCATCCCGCATACGTCGAAGACGTTTTACAGTATGAAAAGACGGTGCATACTTTGCGATTTGGTTATGTCCCTGGCGTGATTATCCATAATTTTCATGGCCAAAAGCATAATCGCAAGTACCGCGAGCGTTGGCATATTCTGCTGAAATATGGGTTTAATCCGCGAACTTTTATAACGCGCGATGAGCGCGGGTTGATAATCCCAACCGCTGCGTTCCCTACCGGTTTAAAAAAAGAAATAATGGACTACTTCCGCGAAAGAAACGAGGATGAGTACTATTCATATGGACGCACTTAAATGTTCCAGGAATGTTTGCAAAATACGCAAGTCGCGCGATAGTTTGTGGCCTCGTCTAGACCTCGGGTATGGCGACGCTCCAGAGTGGTTTCGCTTTTTTTGCACTTGCTACAGCGATACATCGTTGAGCTTTTGGTGCTGACTTTTACATCACTGCGTTCGGCAATTCTGGTTCGGATCTCTATAGACTTTTCGGGGCATAAATCTTCGGAAGACATATGGCCTAATTGAGTCAAGTCAATTGCACCGGCCATAATCTTTTCTAACAAGTATCTTGAGTTGATCATGCTGTTTGGGTCGATATTCTGCAATAGATTTCCAACAATATAGTTGTATGCGCTATACAACATAGGGTTATCCCAATCAATATCTAGGTCTAAATCAGTAACCTGTCGGCACGCTTCATTGTAGCAACCTTGCTCAATACTACAAATAATCTGGACTTTTTCTTTATATTCTTTGTCGCGGAACTCTTGGATCTGGCCGAGTATCTCACTAATCAAAATTATCTTTAAGCGGCGATGCGCGACATAGTTATCTTTGTAAAAGATGTCAAACTTTAGGGGTATAGAATTAGGGTATTTAGGAGGATTTGGTACATCAAGGTTGTCGTTCATCATATATAATTGGTAAGCTATAGATCGGGCGGTTTTTGGGATTACGCTTGGCGATGCGTACTGGAGTATAGTATATAGACTAGTTCAGTTTTTATAATGGATATCTTGAAACTGCTTAATGAGACCGAATATTTAGAGGTTATAAACTTAAAAGACACCATTTTTAATATTGGCTTCTGTATTGGAATAGTAAAGTACTTAACGGTAGAACGACCGCGCGACGAATCCGCACAAAATATAATGGGTGCGATATCATGTGGCCTATTCAATGGGATTCGCATAGTGTTACTATCCGCGTTTGTGCCAGTTCATCTGCGTATAGTAGTACCTATCATGGATAGCTGTTTCTTGTTCGCCAAACTGCTTGGGCCATACTGCCAACGTCTACATGTAACTAGTAAGCAAGTCGCTATGTTATTTCCTGGCATATGTATGCTAGTGGGGTCAAGCTGTCGCAGATTAAGCAAAATTATGACACAAGGCCGTGAAATGCCGCATCAAAGCAATGTGCATATTGATTTAGAACAAGGGGGTGCCGAAGACAGATGTTGTCGGATAAGAATTCCGATATCTAAAATTGGCAGTACTCACATGGATTAGGGTGGTATATAGCATTAGTTTTATTTTTTTTGCTTAGACTTGTTGCGAACGACAGGCTTGCGCGACTTGCGCGACTTGGTGGACTTGGAGGATTTGGAGGATTTGCGCGACTTGGTAGTTTTTGTGGGCTTAGCATCTGGCGTTGGTTTAACTAGCTCAAATTGAGGTGCATTAACCGCAGCTGATAGTTTTTTATTGGCGGCCGCGGCTTCTTCGGCATCTAATATGGTTTTGCGAATTTTGCGTTCTAGTTCGTACTCGGAACTGTTTAGTAGTAGTTCGCGTTTAATTAGGCGCGACAATGCCGATCGCAGAGAACTGCGCAAATCTATATCATAGTAATCCGGCAAAAGGGTTAGGCTCCAATTATAAATCCTATCATATTCTAGCGGATAAGTAGAGCGCAACAATTCGCGGGTCTTCGCGATGTCGCCGATCTCTTTAATAGTCCTGGCTAGCTCGTTATTGGCGCGGCGTTCGTTTTGCTCATGTATCCGACGCTCTTCACGCTCGCGAGCTTGTTGTTCGGTTAACTCGCGTATACGTTCTTGGTCGCGGGTATGGCGGTCGCGTTCGGCTTTTAATTCTTGTTGCAAAGAGTCGCGTTCGCGCCTTAGTACTTCGGGTGCATTAGTTTTGTGGCGCTCAAGTTGGCGTTCTAATGCAGATGCGGCTTCGCGAGTAAACTCGGAGCGTCTAGGGGGTGCTTCAAATGAAGCAGACTCAAATTCTTCCATCTGTAGTTGACGTGCTAGCTTCTCATCTTCACTAACATCACCTTCTTTTAGTTCAAATTCTTCATGACTCGGGGCTGAACTAATCGCAAATGCGCCAAACACTGGCTCATCACTAACATCCAATTCGTGAGACATATCTATATTGTCACTTTGATCATTTTGCAAAAAGAATATGTTGGTATCCACTTAGTCGCGTTTGTATGCAATTTAATAATATAATGTGGAAAAAACTGGATAGTATACTACTGTGGGTGCCGACCAACTTTGTTTTCCGCGAATCATTGGCATTCTTTACGCTGGCTGGAATTCTAGACGACACTAAGCAAATTAAGAATTATGGGCTAGATATACTACGGGATAAGGCTACTATTGTAGTATATGAAAATATAACGGCGGATCGTGAGGATGGCGGCATCAATCCCGACTTGCACCCTTTAGTTGCTTTGTTCAAAACACACATCCTTGGGGAATTACCACTCGCAGCCGCTCAAGATGCGCTAGCGCAGGAGTCAAACACGGTCGCCGCCGAGGCAATCCCAATAATTGGAATATTTGCATTTAAGCGCAATCGCTATTCCAAACCATTTACTGGCGCTTACGAGTTATTGCATGAAGAAGCATCCACCTGTGAACGTGCGGCGGGGCGTCTTTTGGCTGATGTGCACTTTGTGTTTCGGCCACAATGGTCGATCATGGTATCTGATCACATTGGTATCTCGGGCCGTTATGTCGATAGGGCATTTGCACAGAATATTGGCATCTCAACAATAGTAACGCCGGCGATCTACTTCAAGGCATCGCAGGCAAAAATAGAATGGAATTGGCCACATCATGTGATGACTCCCGCGCAAAAAAAGAAGCTATTTGTATACACCGGCGAGCCCAAATTTGCGGACTTTTTGTTTCCGGGCCACGTTAACGTAGTTGCGATAACCGGCCCTCCTTGTTCCGGCAAAACAGTACTCGCCAAGCGAGTTGCACAATATATAAATGGCACAATTTGTAAAGAAGAAATGCCGGGTGTACTTGGCAAGTCGCTAGTATATGTCGGCCGTGCGGCCAGCGCACAAGATAAGCAAAGAGTGGTAGAATGGTTAAGTGCGCGCAATACACATGGTGAGGCCCCAAACATAGTATGGCTCGAAATGGAAGTGCCGCGAGTAGTCGCCGAATTTTTGCGTAATCTGCGAGTACAGATAAGTGCCAGGAGTTGTCCCGAACTGTTGCCATATGCCGAGTTTAAGTCATACTATCGCGACTTGGATTCGCTGTCTGAGGCGCAAGTGCCTTCGTTTATAACACATATGCGCTTTCCGCTGATCTTGAAAAAAATAAAAGAACTTGACTATGTGTTCTAATGCAACGCGCAACCAATTATTTAATTTTCAGCAGCAGAACTTTGTGCATATATATATAGCGGCATGTCTGTAGTCAACAGATTATCGACTGCTTACCTGGCAGTAAGAAATCCCATTTTTTCCATCTTCGAAAATGCAGCAACGTCTGGATCGGCTGATGCAGTGGATATTGGGTACTATGGATCCTATTGGAATGGATCTGCAGTAAAATATACAGGATTGTTTAGAGATGATAGTGATGATTCACACAGTTACGTTCTGTTCGATGGGTTAGAAGTCGCCCCTAGTGAGAATGGATCAGTTAATACCGATGGGGTCGGATTCGGGTATGCCAATTTAAAATTGGGTGTTGTAGATTCCCGCAACACTACAGAATCAGTTAGTTCCTCTACAGGTGCGATCATATCTGCTGGAGGCTTAGGTATAGCCAAAAATGCGCATGTTGAAGGTGATTTAGTTACGAATGGTAGTTTGAATGCTACAAATTTCAATAAGACACACGCCATCAATGGAAAGCTGTACATGGGAAACACCTATTTACTAACAAATTACTCTATGGATACCGGAGCGTCAAATATATCTAATGTGTCATCGGGTTTTGTATCCCATAGAGGTAATGTAACCAACTCAGATGTTCCAAAGATCAGCGGTGTTGCATTAACGAGAAATTATGTGGATGGTGACACATATTTATACGTTACTGCTAGCGGGAGTGACGCTATGAATGATTACTACAAAGGGTGGCAGTTTACAGTGGTAGATGGATCTAACGCTGTTCAATTTGATGGATATATTTTGTCAGATGTATATGCAGGAGGTGAGCATAAGTTAGAAATACAGACAGCTAATGTATCTAATAATGGTGCCAGCGTAGGTGTTCATACAGTAAACATGTTCAATAAGTCAATTGCTGGATGGATATGGAATGAACCTATCCAAAGAATGTGTCTATATGGGTTTCCAAGAACCACTGACTATTATTATATGCAATTGTCAGAGTCGGCAACTGATGGATCTGCGCCGGAATATATGGATTTGGCAATTAACAAGTTGCTGTTAAATCATGCATTGGAGGCGCCGGCCAATCCTTTCTATGTGCTAAACATTACCGATGACGGGTTCACTACAATCACGGCTGAACAAGTCCTGACAAATTCGGTTATTTATATTTCTACAACTGTAGAGATGAGTGTTTCATTGCCAGATATGTCGGGCGAGTTGTCGTCTTCTAAAGGATGCAGGATCACTATAGTAAATCTAATAGCGCCGACAAATTCTCTCACGATAACTCCATCGACTGGCAACATTGAAGGAAAGTCGTCATATGAAATGAAGAACCTATATGACAAGATCACGTTTGTGTCTAGACCTAGCGGAGGATGGATTATACAATAAGCGGCACTTCGAATAATGTCGCCAGACCTACTCATTTTTTTGCAAAAAAATATGCGCCATTGGCACATGGCGTATGCAGTCGCTCGCGCGCAACTTACATGGCGGTGCACTGTGGGCTAATCATTGCCGACAATAATGTCTTTATCTCGCGAAGTTCTCGCTCTAGCTGCATCACGCGAGTTGTAAGTGCATTCATTTTTTTTGCAGAGGCGAGTTCGTCAGGTTCGGCGGTGTGGCCAATACACGCGCCTTTGTATTTATTGCATTCATAACAGTATGAGTCAATGGCGCGATAGTACGCGACGCGTTCATCCGCCGAAAGTTTGGCAGGATCTTGCTTGTCGGCGTCGCGAAAGTACTGAATCTGCTGCATTCCGCCGGCGGTCTTCTGAGTTGGCGACCAATCGAATGTGGCTTGCGCATCAGTTGGCGGCTCATTAGTATAAGGCCGAGGATGATTCTCACGTACCGCGATCTCGGAGATCCTATCCTTGAGTTTTTTTAACAATTTCTCATTCCGTTGTTTATTAGCTTTAAGTAGTTTTACTCTATCGTTAAGTTGTTTTAAAGAATTTCCTACATATTTTATAAGATTGATCCTAGATGCTACGCTAGAGCCAGAATTCTTAAAAATAGTATTTAAAATGGATTTATTATTGTTAATCTGTTCATTATTGTTAATCTGTTCATTATTGTTAATCTGTTCATTATTGTTAATCTGTTCATATACATCAGTAACTATATCATAGTTCCATGCTATAAATTTATTATACACATCAGATTTTGTGGTTTTTATTTTATCGCATACAATTTTCAGGCTATGATTATTATATAATTCTAATCGTTTATCCTTATATATACCATTATATAAAAGACTTTTGAGTATATTATCATCTATATCATCAAGATTTATCCCTTGACCATAATTTACTATACTTGAACCATATCCTATTATTGCACCATTATGATATAAATCTTTGTCTATAATGTGACAATCATCAAAGTTTGGCTTTATTTTTGATATTATAAATCTAGTAGTCTCATAACATTTGTAACGGTTACTAAAATCATATCCAAAACCAGAGATAACCTCAGATCTCTTATCTCTTATATCATAATCATCATATATGATCTTCTTTAGTATATCAATTCGATTTTCAGTTTCTATTATATCATTATCAGTGTCTTCCAAATTACATCCAGTATGCCAATATATATTATCTGAAAATGCTGTGTAATCTTCATCAGATAAAAGTTTGTTTAATGTATCATAGCTAAATCCCGCTACTTCTACTAACAGTTCCATATAATTCACATAATGTATATTACGATATCTATTATTTAGGCGATCAAATACGCACCATGCGCATAGGCATGTCCAGTCCTCTGTATTTAACTCATCAAACTTAATGATATCGACATTGTCGTCTTTGCGCACTTGTTTGGAGCTGTCTGGAATACAACCTCGGCATAGGCATGTATATTCAGATGCATCAATATCCGCAGGTTTATAAATGCGGGGAGCAGCTACCACAATTGGCGCCGGCTTGCCCAACTCTTTGCATCGTTCAGCAACGCAATCCGCGCAATAACAATTGACGATCTTGCTCAAGAAGCGATTAAGTAAAATATTTTGTAAGCTTGAAAACATGTCAAACATATGATTGGTATGGCAGCAATTCAGTTTTTATCGCACTGGGTAGATCATTCCAACCTTGCAAAAAAATATGCGCCATTGGCACATGGCGTAGATAGTCGCGCGCAACTCATGCATTCATAGCCAGCTTAATCTGTGGCTTAATTGGCGCATAGTTTACTAACTTGAAATCACCGAACTCTAGCGACTCGATGTCTGCGACTGTTTGCAATTTACGCAAGACAAATAGTTTGGGATAAAGGCGCGGAGTGCGCGTAACTAGTTCTTTGGCAGCCTCAACATTGTTGAGATAGATATGAGCGTCGCCATAGATCCAGGTCAATACGCCGGGCTCCATTCCACATGCTGCGGCCAATATATATGTTAGCAGCGCGGCGGTGGCCACATTCCATCCGCCGGCGACAACTATGTCGGAGCTACGGTTCATAGCCTGGCAATCTAGCCAACGCTTGCCGCCTTTGTTTCGCACATAGAATTGGTACCAGCACAAACAAGGTGGCAGTGCAGCGCGCTTAACGCCAGCCGGATTCCACAAGTTGATAATGATGCGGCGACTAGTTGGGTTGTTCTGCAATAAATGCAGCGCATTTGCCAATTGATCATAGCCGGCGCGGTTACCGCCGCCACGATTGCTAGCGCGGTCGTCGCCGCCGCCATAATTACGCATATTATGCCCGTATGACTCACCAATGTCCCCCGCGGAAAGTGGGATATCTAGGCCCTGGCGATCAATAAACTCTTGTGTCGAGTTAGGCGTCCAGATTGGTATGTTTTTCTTTTCTAAAATGCCAACATCGCGCTGGCCGCGTAGTATCCACATTAATTCCTCAAAGATCATGCGAAATGAATGTGGGCGCGCAGTCATCAGTGGAAAGCTAGATAAGTCAAAGCGCAGTTGTCCGCCAAAGATAGATAGGGTTCCGGTACCAGTGCGCTCTTGACGCATTTCGCCATTGTCTAAGATGTCGCGAATAGTATCAAGTATCTGCTGTTCATCCCGGTTGCCATGATGGAGCGTATAGCGCAAATATAACTCCGGCTCATTTGCAGAATTAAAGGCACGCACCGCGTCGGGCGGGCATATCGGCGCAACCCAGTTTGAAGAGTTATAAATGGAATCCAGATCAAGAATGGTATCGCATGTATATTTACTTGCAATCTGCGTATCGTAAATTGCAGTAACCAGATGGTTGGCCAAGAACCATTCGTATATTTGGCGGCCACCAATAATCCAGTAGTGGATGTCGGCACACGCACTTCGCAAAAAGTCATTTGGTGACTTATAGACTTCTACATGTGCCGGAACAGTCGCTGCCGCAAGTTCAGCCTTGAGCATTACCGCAGCTTGTTTGGATGCCGCCTCATAATGTGTAGCGCTAATCACGATATTGATGCGCCCGGATAATGGTCTTCGCAAAGATCGCCATGTATTGTATCCCATGACTACGGCATTTTGCTGAGTAGGGTCAGTGGTCAGTGTTTTGAATAGTTTTAAATCAGTAGGATAATGCCACGGGATTTGCCCATTATATCCAATGCCACCAGCAGCGTCTCGCGCAACGATTAATGAAAACATGAAAACTGAATGGATTATATTAATAAATCAGGTTGGATTAACTTTATTAATTCTAACCGAATTAAATTCTATTAATTATTATATATCTGTATACTCAGTGATTCAGTTTTCATGGCAGACATTCAGCCCATCACCAGTATTGAAAAGTATAGAGAATTGGTAGAGCAGAATGATGCCACCTTTCTAATTGAGTTGTATGCGCCATGGTGCACAAAATGTAAGAAGCTGGAATCGGCCTTGCGTGAGGCTGGCCCTAAATGCGATATGTATAAGCTAAATATTGATGCGGATCCATTTATCGATGATCCCGCGTTTGAAAGTGTTAGCTCATTGCCGTGCATTTGGCTATACAAGAGTGGCAAAAAACACGATATCCCCAACGCAAACGTAGATGTCGTAATGGCAATTGTCGAAGGGCGCCGAGTGTAAGCATTTAATAAAGGTTATATTTTTTATATATTTTAATACCTTTATATAGTTTTCAAGATATAAGAAGTTCCAATATGAGTGTGCCAACCAGTAGTGAATCCCTAAATACGACTATTGGTAATATTTACGACAAAGAAGCCGCTATACGGGGCAAAAATATTAATAGACTCATGAATTTTAAAGTAGCCAGCGGGTTTTCTTGGCGTGAACCACCAGTAAGTTGGATTGGTAATATATTTCCAACAGAATCTACATACCATCCTTTAGTAGTTAATAGCGATTATGAAATAGCAATGAACCTATACTCACTTGAAGGTGCAATCGATGATAATGGCGCTCCATTAAGTGATGGAGTAAAGCAGATGTACCGAAAGAAGATCAGAACAATAGTTGAGGACTCTGATTATCTACAATCACTTTTTACTAGCAGAATGATATATGTGATCCTTATTATACTAATAATTATTCTAATTATATTTGAGAGCTACGCAACTGCAATTTTTCCAATTATAATAATATTAGTAAGAGCAATATATATGAATATGGTAGGCTACGACATTGCAAAACAGGACGGTTTAAATAGATGGAGTAATTTTGAAAATACCATGAATTCAAAGTTTAATTCAGGAGATACTCCCGAAGCTGTTTTAAAAAAGCTAGAGGCTATAGATGAACATAACAAAGAGATTCAAGCTAAATATCATGCTGCAGGAATGTCTCATAATACATCTACAACAGGTACCAATCTTGCCATGGCCGCGGCAGGATTCCTTACCGGTATCTTTTCTGCTAAGAAATAGAACCTATAGCCAGTAATCATATCGCAAGTTCTATACAATGGCAATTATTGCACTACTACATTTTTTGTACCAGAACATTGATCACTATTAGTGATATTGCGTGTGGTATCTTCATATGCAGTATCGCGCGATACGGTCGACGTATGCCACTTTTTATATATAATGTCTAAATATAAAACGTCTTATGGATTGGCGCTATGTCGCCGCAACCACCAAGAAAACAATCGCATAGAGATATTATCTATAAAAAAGCGTTGCACTTATCAGTTCTTTAGCTTTATTAATGGGTTTTATAAGGCGCGTCCAACTCGCCATAATGATTCGGGCTACATTAAATATATGTTTGACAACATGTCATTTCAAGAAAAGCTGACTATTCTCAGTATGAACTATAGCACTATGTGGTGGTATATCTGGCTTAACAATCCCGAAAAAGGTATAGGTCTTCTAGATAGTATATTGGGTTATCGCACAACTAGCGACACCTCGCAGACTATGCAAAATTATACACACTACTTCAAGCGCAAATGTAAGTTTGAGAAGAAGTTCTTGCAAGATGGAGGAAAGCGCATGTCTGAGCTTATCAATGACAGCCGCAACTGCGAAACTATCTGGGAGATACCAAAAGGATCGCAAAATGCAAATGAGACAGAATTAGATACCGCAATTCGTGAGTTTACGGAAGAGGCCAATATCGCGCCAGCTGTTTATGACCTACTATACCACGCGGATCCCGTAATCATTACATACAAAGACAATGGAGTTGCGTATCGTCATGTTTACTATTTGGCCGAACTAAATGAGACGGGGTACAATCAGCCCACCGTTATGTGCCCAAAGATAAACTTTAAGTGTGGCGAACAAGTATCAGAAGTGGCCGATGTTAGATGGCTAAGCTCTGACCATATAAAGATGCTAGAGATCCCAACAAAAAATAAACGCTATATGTTGAAGCTATATGGCAACATTGTGTCCCGATACAGAAAGCTGGGAAACAAAAAATATTTGCGAATTAAAGATCCGCGAATTAAAGATCCGCAAACTAAGGATTTGCTAATATAGATCATGTCTAGAATTCGACACTCTAAATATGTAAGCGTCGGAGTTCTTCATTTCTAGAATAAACTGATCTGTAATGTCACGAGAATCTACCCCGATAAAGATGTCGTTTGTTTCCGGATTTACGACATATAAGTTGTCCGAGTAATGCACAATCCCAAACTTATTCATTGACTCCAATAGAAGTTTATTTTTTTTGTTCTTTAGGAGCGCAATCACATCACCACGCTCTCTATCTGCTTTCTTGATGATGATATTGGGAGGGTTGCTACATTCATACTTGTTGCGCACCGTAAACAGATACATTAAGAAGAGATCAAACTCATATCCCCTGAAATGACGGACTCTATCGGTATCTGGGTATACGCATTTGTGCTTTGTACCATACAACAACAGAATTCCGCGCTTAGATAAACTCATGCAGACGATAACTTGTTGTGTTTTGCGTGGAGATATCTTTATCGTGCATACAAACTGAAACTCAAAGTAATGCCCCCACAAAGGTGTGCCTGTAATAAAACATACTTGATCTGACTCATTTAGATGTGTGGCAAACGTCTTTAGTTTTGCGTTACTTTTTGCCAATGTAACGATCTGCTTTAGATTGGCGCTCAGTGTGCAATCTAATTCAACGTAGCCCGCGTCCGATTTGGATGGTTCGCGACATGCAAACTGCAGATGATAGACTAATGCGGCCTGTTCATCATACGTATCTTCGCAATATAGCGACGTTTGCGTAATCTGATATGTTGTACCAAGCGGTACTTGGCCACCAGTAGTCGGAGCTTTGTTTATTCTTGCCGATTTCAGCAATGACTCCATAAACTTACTGCTATCGCCAATATAATTGAAATCGAACTTAGGAACTATACCATGATCCTTTGCATATTCAGTCTCAATGGCTCGGTCAATCCCATGCTGATGCCTCCAATCATAATCTATATCAATAAGCTTGAAGGTTTTGAATTGGGAGATATCAGGATTATTGATCTGTTTGATAATCGATCCACCATATTGCACAATACGATTAGTTAAGAGACCCGCGCAATCCAGAATAATAAGATTTGGCGCATACATCATGTGGGATATATCACCCCATTTTTCGGCGCTATCTTTTATATATGAATTAAGCGAATTGAACACCTTTAGCGCAGTTGTCTCCTTCGCAGACATATTGTCGGGAGGGGTTCTTCTGTCATACTGGTCAAATAGCCATTGTCGTTTAGAATACACCGTATGTGTAGCATAATAGTTGCCGTTTGGCTTGGGTGCCACGTTGAGAAAGTCATACATTGATATGTCACCCTCCGTAATGATGCGTACATTCCAAATGAACGTGTCTTTGTTCGCCGAGGCAACTGCACTTCTGCTGCGATACAATATCTTTCGATTGACATTGATGTCGTATGGTTTGCTGACCATGGTGAATCGCGAGGTTACAGTGCCCGAATCAAGTTCAGATTCGTAGCGGATCCCATTGTAAGTATGTTGCGCGTCTAAAGTGTCTTTAAAGTCAATATCGTCATTTCGGAAGTAATCCAATATAACTCTATCTACTTCATCTCTGATTCTATTAGATAGATTTACTTTATTGCTTATTTTGTGTCCGAGCACTTTTGGCAAATATATCAGTACTGTACCGATCATTGAGATTGGCTCAATTGTCATCGGATATTCAGGATAAACCGGATTTGTGACTGAATAAACATGTACTTTTTCTGTGCTGCCAACAAATTTTAATGCTGGATCTTTTTGAGGACGTGTGCCTTTAGTTGCATGTTCCCCGGTTTCTACGCAAGAACAATCCTTACAGGATTTAACCTCGGAAGAGAATAGTTGAGCGTTTTGCTCAACGTTGATCATTTGTCTGGCGGCATTCTTGATGTCAACGGCCAAACATCCGGATGAAGGAACGATAAATACCATCTGATATACGTAAACTGCTGGGGATATATTTACTACTCGCTATATTCAATTTTCGGAAAGCGATACCGATACTGGCGCCCCCAATAGGATCGCGGGTGGGTCATTTGATTTGGCAAATAGTGTCTTCGGCAGAACCAGAGGCATGTTAGCATATCTTACAAAGTGCCGCGGTCGCAGAATTATGTGCTGTTATACATTTGTATACATATATAATGCAAATTAAACTATCTACCCCTTACTATATAGGGGCGTTTGTTGTTTTATTTATAGTAATCCTCGTACTTTTAGTGATCTCACCCACGCAGAACTCTTTCTTTGAGCTCAAAGATATATATCCGTCTTTATATTATAATTTACACGAGAACCCACCCATATATGAACAACTACTTCAAGAGATTATAAAAGTAACCGGTGTCTCCCGGATAGATATGGAGCCGCAAGAGGCAGCGGCGACAGCAGCGGCAGTGGCGACAGCAGCGACAGCAGAGGCGGCGGCGGCGGCAGAAACAGCAGCGGCAGGAACCAGTTCGCCCGCAGAGCAAGTGGCGTCCCTAGAGTGGCTAGAGTATTCACCAAAGACATATGACTATATCCGAGGCAAAGTAGATATACTGCCGCTATACTACAACTATAAACTATATGACAACCATTTGCATTTTCCGACCCTAATGCGCTTTATGCGAATAGTGCCGGGCATATTTAATATATACTTCTGGAGACTTGGTCCGGAATCTGCATTACTACAGCATCCGCCAAAGCGTGCAAATGGCACACCTAACATACATGAAGAAAGCGTACTTGACAAAAAAATATATAGATATACACTGGCCATAAACGTGCTGTCTTGTGTTGAAGAAGAATGTTCAATCTGGGTAGGTGGACATTTAAAGAAGCTTATATTTGATAAATATGTGCTGTGGGATCCTAGTAAAGAGTTTTCATTGCATAATGACTCGGCTACAGATGGCGATGTTCTATTCTTGAATATAGACATCTTGCACTGAGAGGCATCGCTAATTATTTATTTTTTTTTTATAAAAAGATTTGGCGTAGTATATAAGCACAAAACGAACATGTCCATCTCCGCAATCGGTGGAAAGAGAAAATCACGAAAGTCCAAGAAGTCCAAGAGAGGAGGAAGGAGAAGAAAAAGAAGCCACTCCAGAAAGTAATTGCGCGTGGCAATTAGCGTCGCAGCAAGTGCTTTACCACAGCAATCGCAAAATCAAGCTGATGTGTGGTTCCTCGCTTAAACTCTCCTAAAACAGTTATCTTATTTTTTTTTGCCCACCTAAGGAGCAGCCCCAATGTACTCTTTTCTATATTGGCAAAGTCGCCGGCGGTTAATTGCGAAAACTTATGACTGCTCAATTTTGAGCCCCATATATCGTCTTCTGGCGCAAAGGGTACTATGTGCACGTCTTTGCCTGTGCCAAAGGTAGATTTACTAGATGCATTCAAATGAATGAGTGCGATGCGATTGGCGCACTTCAAACCGTGCAACCACTTTGTAAATATAGTAATATTACTGACATCTAAGCCCGTGGCCCATAGATGCGAAGTATCAATGCAGAATTTCCAATTTAGTTTGCAAGATCGGAGTGCATCGGCAAGTGCATTGATTTGTTTGACCGACTCATAGCTGTCTTCGCCTGGCCGCATCGCAGTAAACTCAAAAATTAGAACCACTGATGAAGGCTGGTCAATCGCTGCTGCTAGTAGATCTGCGCCCTTTTTTATAATTGTAATAGGTTTGCGCGTAACGTGTATAACTAATCCTACGCCGCCGATCTCTTTGGTTGCATCTAACTGGTCTTGAATATGCTTGTGGTATTGTTTAATAGCTGGCGTTATGTTTGGGCGACCTCCACGCGCAATGGCAGATTCAACAGCACCCCAATACCCATCTGTCAAGTAGGTTGAATGGACATATATATTTGCTTTATCTAAGGCGCGAATCGCGGTGGCATCATATTTATTTTTTGAGCGGCTCTTCGGGCCATGTGTAAAGATCTGACATGCGCTCAAATCATATTTAGAAACCACTGCGTCAATTGCATCGGCAATATCCACAAAATCACCGGTTATTGCATGTTTACTAATATGGACGCCAAACATGGTATATATAAACGGTTAACTTTTTGCAAACAACGAACTAGCTCTGCACGACGCTAGATTAATGAGTTAGCCACGGCGATTGAGTCTTGTAGATATTTTTTAGCCAAACTGCGCGTTAGTTTGTTTTTTTTTGTCGAATGCGGGCAACGCCAACATAACTAGCAAATTATGTTTGTCTACAACTAATTTAGAACGGATACGCACCGCCGCATGCACCAACGATTCATAAGTAAAGGAATACCATCGTAAATAGTACTGTACTCCATTGTCATCTTTCATATATACACTCCATGGTGTAACTACTTCATTCTTTGCAAAGAATCCGCCTAGATTCTCATAGTCCGATTGGGAAATCATTAACTGCAAAGGGGATGGTTCAATGAGGGAAGCGCTAGCTGACTCGGCGCCGGTGAGTGGTACTATTTTATGCATATCTAGGGCATGATCACCTATAACAATAGGCAAGTTCTCCAAACGAAATTTCTTGCGCGACATCTATATATTGGTATAAGACAGTAATAGCACTGCTCGCCAACCGGCAGTTCAAAAAATATATGCGTGGATTGCGCGAGTGGCCATTTTGATTACGCGAGTGGTCGCTTTGATTACGCGGATTGGTGCCCGACGCGCACTAGCCCATTTGCATATAGCGCATACATTACTAATATATCATGCATGCACTGGTCAGCATAGTTTTGGTAATATGTGGCAGAGCGCGGATTATCTTCAATCTTTGCTAGAGATATATAATGGGGTAGAGTATCTCGCGATCCAAAGTGTCTCATATTAAGGTTGCTAGCTCTTTCTGGGTATTCTGTATATATCCAAGAAGTATTAATAAAGTTACGCGGCGTACATTGTTCGGCATATAAGGCTTCGCTAATGAGCCCAGAATATTTTAGCTCAATAAGTTCGGCCGGATCATGGTAGTATTTACATAAATTACCCGATAGCAGCTTTGCGCAATTGTTATTGTGCTTGCAATGTTTCAGGTTTGGCAATGTGTTGTTTTTTGATACTATATTTGAGTTGTATATGTTTCCGATATTTCCGCGCAAGATTAAACCACCAATGTTTAGCGCGTATTGTTTGTATGGTTTTATGTAGTAAATTGGATACTCTGGTATATCGCGCAGACTGGTAACCTCTATAATATGATTAGGCTTAACCGCGGTAAAGATCTTTTGGTCGAGTACAGCATCCTCGGAATAAAGTTGTTGTCCGATTATGTCTTTATTTAATATGACATCTTTCTTTTTTTGGGCTTTTAGTAGGGCATCTCGTGCGACCTTTACCGCCGATAATGTGTCTTCTAGATATTGTTGCATTATACTAATTTCTGAAATATAGGAGTCAATATGAGCCATGTTAACTAGTGTCTCGTTGCCAATTTCAGTATTTCTACATATTTCGTTGGCTCGCGCGCAGTATTGGTGTAGTGTGTGTTGCATTATATATTTAATAGAACTGCTTATGATGGTCGGATGCGCGATGCGCAACTCGACGCGTTACACGTGAACCGCGTATATATACAGAATTAACCCCATAGTTAATTATTTTTATTTTGTAAAAAAAAATACAGACTTCAATATAGTAGATCAAGTAATTAAAATGGGTTTGTCACTTCCCGCATTAAATACGCATCATAATTATGAACTCGCTAAAAAAATACAAGGAGTTCTCATCATTGCGTTGATTGCTGTCATTGCATTAAAAGTTGTAGACGTTCAGTTTTCTGATGAAACCATGAAATATATTCTAAATGGATTTGCCGCGTTGTCATTGTTTGCAATGCTTGGTGGATTCTTCGCATCCGGAACGGACCCATTCTTGGGATTGAGTCCAATAGGATACGAATCGACTAAGGGTTTTTAAATTTAAAATGGAGTATCGTAGTATTATTTTTTTTGCAGATTGTGTGTATAGTACCGAACAATATTATTTATAATATTTAAAAATATAAACAATAGTATAGTAACTAAATATGGCATTTACTTTACCCCGATCAGGTCAGTATCCTCACTATGAAACTGCTAAAAAGATACAAGGTGCGCTTATTATATTGCTAATTGCAGTAATCGCACTAAGAATAGTAGACATTAAGCCATCTGATGAAATCATGAAGTACATATTGTACGGATTCGCAGGAGCATCATTGGCAGTTATGTTAGGAGGATTCTTTATATCTGGAACTGATCCATTTTTGGGTCTGAGTCCATTTGGTTACTCATAATCCATACCATTTTTACGCCAGACTCATTGGGCTTAGAATAGTAATCAGGCAAGTCATGGACGTCAATAAACCCCATACGAGAATATAGCGTTCTCGCGGCAACATTATTGACCCTTACGCACAGATATAAATCCCCTATATCGGGGGATGTACTTTTTTTTAGTTTAAATTGGCTTATTCCTAGTTGTAATAGTCTCGTCCCTACAGACTGTCGACGATACAACGGATCTACTGCCAAAGATACCACAGTATACTCGCCGTCCAGTTTTGCAATTAATATGTATCCTATTGTTTGGTTACGATGTTTTGCTACATGACTTAGTCCTGCCGATACTATCTGCTCCAACACTTTATATGAATAGTTTTCGGGTAGGCATTTGCGATTTAGCTCATCTATTTCGGCAATATGCCCGCGGCGCGCGGGTGATAAACGGATTCGCATCTAATATATTTATTGGGGAGCGGGTAGTGGCGGTATCCACAAGAGTGTACTACAAAAAAATATATCTTTGGCAATCGCAGTTTCTGGAACCCCTCTTTGGCGATTACTGTTTCAAGTCCACAGTTTCAGAAAAATCGGTAGATAGTTCCTCAATGTCGTCAACCGTTGCGTCCGTGGGTTCTTCTTCGGCGCCTTTGCTTGTGTCCACATTTAGCTCTTTATCAATCTTGCTAAATTGTAAGTTCAACATCTTAAATAACTTCTGTACACGGGGGTCTTTGTTGTTGCCGGCGTTCTTCTTCATAAAGGCGGTGATCTTTCTAAACTGCATGATCACAGATGGGTTAGCCTTTTGTGTACTAGCGACATCTACTATAAAAGACTCTAGAATAGTAGATGGGTTTTCGCTTTCTACGGACATTCTAAAGTAATCTTTAAAGTTGGAACGCAATAATGCTACTGAACTTTCAATAACATCAAATGCCTTATCGCATCGTGGGATTTGTTTTCGCAACTTAGTAATTGTGCTGATTAACAACTCGCTAAACTCTGCAATGTCTACATCGGGACTATAGATAATATCATAAATATCATAAGATAGACGGTATGTATGTTGCAAGATACTCAATATAAACTTGAGACATTTGGGCTCTACCTCGTAGTTCCAGATAAGCTTTAAATCTAGTGATGTAAATACGAGCGGCCTAAAGTGGTTGCCGGGTTCTCGTTTAATAAATGTATCGCTAGGAGCATCCATTGATAAATGGGACTTAAATGGTGCTAAATTTGCACTAGTAATCATGATGCGCTTGATTACTTGTGAGTTTTTAACTTTCCTATATTTTGCATTTAGCTGCTCTTTCATCTGATCGGGGGTATTAAATCCATTTTCTTTTAGGTCGGCATGGAAAGTTTCAGCACTATACTCTTTATTGGGCTCCAGTCCACATTGGCCGATCATATCTTCTAAAAATAATTTAATTTCTTCAACCCACACATATTCAGAAAAGGTCTGCACGAATACATCTAGTTCCGTTAATAACTTGTATAATCTATAAAACTTCTTTAGCATACTCATGACACCTACATATTTGGGCAAGATAATGTCTGGATCTGCATCTTTAACGCCGGTCATCTGCTCAAACAGTTCAGTAAGAGTTTCTTGGTCGGAACTCATCCCTTTTGGCGAAACTTTCTTTACTTTTACCTGAACCATCCTATATTAAATATGCAAATAGAGCAAGGTGGCTCTCGCGCAAACAAATAAATATGCTATGTGGATGCACAGTATATCTGAAGATTGCCACTGTTTAATTAAGCATAAACTATATAGTATGTCGCATTTAGACAATTTATCTAGCGAGGAGTTCGCAAAATATGATGATGAGATGCAGCGAATATTGAAGGATTTCTATTCTACGCTATTCAATATGATTAATATGGCCGAACAAATCGATCCCAAAAACTATTACATCTTGTGGCTAAAGCAACAGATTGATATGGTTCGCCGTATCGATAATGAGTTTGTGATTAAGCGCATGAAAGATAAGTTGTGGGCATATCGTAAAGAAATCAAAGAAAGAGATGTAAACTTTTTTAAGAACAATCAGTTCTCTAAATTCGTAAAGAATGACGATAATAGGTCATTTATGTATAGCTTTATTAATATGGTAAAGAAAAAGCTTGACTATTTACAGCCCGAGGAACTAAACGCAGTATGGGACAACACAACCAAAATGCTGCTATGTTGTATTGAATATAAGCGCTTAACTAATGACTATGAAGAGTAACAAAATGTGGCGATATGATTTATATTTTTTTTGCAAGGTCGCGACTTCTTGCATATTTATTATAAATATATAAGAGATGAGCAATTCCCCAAATATATTGTCAACTGCTGATAGCTCATTAGCATCAAGTCTCGCTGACGTAAATTTACGAAATGGAGTTCGTACAGAGACAGCCCCGCCTGAACAAACAGCCCCGCAATCGTCGACTACAGAGTCATATACTGTGGTCGATACTAGAGATTCTGCTGCAAATGAATTTATACAGGATGACGCTTCTGTGCCGACGCAGCCTCAATCAAAAGGTCGCAGAGATAACATAAATATACCCGGATTTGGTGGCGCTGATGGATTACCCGGATTTGGTGGCGCTGGCGGATTACCCGGATTTGGTGGCGCGGATGGATTGCCTGGATTTGGTGGCGCTGGCGGATTACCCGGATTTGGTGGCGCTGATGGATTGCCTGGATTTGGTGGCGCTGGCGGATTACCCGGATTTGGTGGCGCGGATGGATTGCCTGGATTTGGTGGCGCTGATGGATTGCCTGGATTTGGTGGCGCTGATGGACTTCCACAACTTAATAAACTGAAATCTATATTTGAATCGCTCGGGAATGGTAAAGACTCTGTGTCTGAATATATTAAGCAGTTTGATAAACATATGGAAAAAGATACAGACCAACCCTCACCTACTGGCAATAAACAAGATCCGTTGGATGATCCTGCGCAGTTTACATATAAAAAAGCATGTATAGAACTATTTAATGTGCCGTTTAAAAAATATAAAGAACATTCTACACAAGACCAAAAAGTTAAAGATATGAACAAGCAGCAGTATCTTGACTATGATATTTTCTGTGATATCCATACAGGTTTTGACATCCTAAAAGGGTTAATTAAATATCGTATCTGGTGTGAAAAAGATAAATGGAGTGAATTGTGTGTGAATCAGGATGTTAAATCAACTAAAGAACTGCTAGAACTCAACTATATGCTTCCTAAATCAGATAAGGACTTATTTATGCTTTTTAATACGTATCCTTGGGTACTAGAGGACTTCAATGAAGAACTGTTTAATATAATTTCACTAGATACATATGGATTGATGCTGAAACTATATAACGTAAATCGCCTATTATATTTCAATACGTTTCCTGAGTCGGATGATGCCGAGCCTATATTAGAGTGTGAAGCTGATGTGATTGAGCTTATTGTGCTTGTCAAATGTTTAGTTAAAAAAATGTTAAAGCATCATATTCGCATTGCAAAAATCATAGAGAAGAAGGCTAAGTCGACGCCCGCGAAAGAACCAACGCCCGCGCCCACACAAGAGTCCGCGAAAGAACCAACGTCCGCGCCAACATCTGCGCCAACGCCCACGCCCACACAAGAATCGACGCCTGCGCAAGAATCGACGCCCGCGCCAACGCCCACGCCCACACAAGAATCGACACCCGCGCCCACACAAGAATCGACGCCTGCGCAAGAATCGACACCCGCGCCAACGCCCACACAAGAGCTCGAGACCGTGCAAGAATCGACACCCGCGCCCGCGAAAGAGCCGACGCCTGCGCAAGATTAGTCGTCTGGTATCTCATTAAATAAAAACCTTCTAAACTCATGCATTTTTTTGTCATGTACTCTATTTTTGCGGAACCACTCCCATGGGATATCATTTAAGCGACTATAAATATAGTAAAGCGCATAGCATCCACAACTAGAGTTATCATATTGGTTCTGGATACGCGTAACTACTATTCGCTTGACCTTTTTGCGAAATTCATTTTGTAGACGTTGTTCGGATTCTATCATCCATTTATTAAACTCTCGTAGCGGACATTCGCCACTAGAATTGAAGTACTCTAATGTGTATGGTTCAGATCGAAAATCAAAAAACATAGCAAACCAATGCTGCCCATTTCCAGAACTCCAGTCGGTATTGGGTACGCATGCAAATGTACGATAGCCCGACTCGTATTCTTTAATGAAGTCAAGATTTGCTAATTCAGTTCCTTTCTCTTGAAAGTCTCGCATTTGAAACGGTATATGATAAAACGACTTGCCCTGAGGTAACCGTTTCCATAATAACAAGGTTTTGTCTATATCATCGTTAGATAGCCACTTTTCTGGATCTGACTTGGGTCCTTCTACTTTAAAATAGTTGTTGAGTACCTTATCTACAAGATCTCTGCCTAATTGGGTCTTTACTTTTTTGGATTTTATAACACAAAACTCAGAGGTGCAGTCGGTCTTTTGCTTTAAGTGCTCAAGTATGGTGTTTGGGTCTGATTCGTTTATGTCAGGAGCAGCTTGTTTTAAAATTTCAATAGGGGTGCAGAGATCGCTAGATATGTGAAATGCACATTCATTGTCATCTGCTATAAATTCCGACATAATCTATATACTATTTTATAAAATTCTTGAATGTCTCTACTAAAGTATGATAAGTCAATATGCATAATCTTTTTGTAAATATAGATGAGTACTATACAGGCTATAGGAGGTAACGGTCCGGTACGTCTTGTAGTTGGTGGCAAAACTGTTTATTATAATACGAATGCCCGCGACACATGGGAGGCACATAAGCGTCTAGGCAATAAAGACTTTACTATAAAAACTATAAATGAGATACTGGAACTTCCCGAATATGTTGAAGATGGTAAACTGTTGTGTCAAGTACTAAAGCAGATCTGGGATGCGCCCGTAGAAAAACTATTTTATGGGATTGCACGACGCCTAGACCTAGACGAGCCTATTGGAGTGGCGCGCCGAACTTTGTTTTGGAAATTTAAAGAATTCATAGAGGCTGTCATTACTGTTTATTTGAAGACAGTACAACAAGTAGATATACAGAAAGAATTTACACAATGGCGAGATGTTGTAAAGCGCAATAACACAGATACTAGTTCTATCATACTGTGGTCTTTGTTTAGTAAAGAGTCGCCGTCACACAAAAAGTATCTCAAGAATATCAGCTTTGAGTATTTGGGATACTGTCCTAAAGTTCCAAATGAACGAATTAATGCCTTACTGTTGTTTCCAACAGACCAGCTCATTGGTGAAATTATGAAAAAGAACAAAAATTTCAGTACTATAGACTTTAAAAAAGTAAATGAGTATATGGATCTATATGATCGCGAACAGTTCAAGATCGAACAGGTAAAAGAAAGATGTAAGAAACCGGTTATTGAGGCAAGTTCTAGTGTTCGCGGCTACTTGCATAACTTCATGAAAGCCTGGCTACATTTGAACGATTGTCTGAAACCTTATCTAGAAGAGTATGAAGAAATCCAGACCAGGACCGCCCTGCAAATGGACACGATTGCGGGAGAGTTAGAAAAAATAACAATAGCGGTATTGCGACAATTGTAAAGCTTAGCCAGCACCGCCGCGCGTGAGTAGCCAATCGCGCGTGATATAACCTCATTAGCAAACTTATCAAAATTGATTTTATTATAATGATTATACACATGGATAAGCGCAAACAGACCCCTCGCCCAATTAACCGACAATATATGAATTACCACATTGCATCTACTGAAGTACGCAAGAGCACAGTTGCCGAGTTCAAAAGACTGTATGAGGAGCAATTTGACACTTATGAAGATGTACTCACTTATTTCTCATATATGTACGAAAAGCGAATCTTTCAGCTAGCAAAGTCCAAAGATAGATATATGATGGGTATTAATAAAGCGGCGACTACTGTGCAGACCTATCAATCGTTGCTAGATAAAGTGGACAAAGCGAGTCAGGATGACACTTATCAAAATTGATTTTTTTATAATAGTTATAAACATGAATACTGCTAGAATCGCCGAACTAGCCGACGTCGCGGCTTCAACAAGAACAGAACGACTCCAATATGAAGAAACGCGAGATACCCAGCCTCATAAGCTGATCTTGTTCCGAATGCATCATCGCTATAAGCTCATGTATCAACTACAGGCGCTATTCCAGAATAAGGAGGATATAATTGACTATATGGCGCGAATTGAGGAGTTTACTTTATTCAATGAGTATCCCGAATATGGCGAATATATTGCGGGCGCAAATACTGTGCGATTGTCCATATTGAGTGCCAACTCGGATATATTGCAGTATCAAGAACAGGAAAACATATCCCTCGCAGTGCATGGTATGACCCGCGAAGAGTATGATGCCGCACTGGTGTTGGCTGCTATTGGAAATGTGTTAGAACATAACTAGCAAAGAGCCCAACTATATTTTTTTTGCGAATAATTAAAATTGAATGTCGCCACTCTAGTTAAATTGCGAAACATTAAGCATATACAATTATATAGCATGAGTAGCGTTATATTGGCATCTTTATATGAAAAATATCAGAACATCCTGTTGTGTTTGGGAAAAGAGTATAGGAAGTGGGAGCTGCTAGATGGGGAATATGATGAGAAACAGTTCGAAAAAAATATGAGTGCACAAAAGTATGTGATGCATCTGACTTACAACCCGGAAGACGAGAAGTTTGTGTATGTGGCATTGTTTCATGTGAACTCGCCATATCTTGCAAAGACAGAGTCGTTTAGAAAATTCCTGGATATCTTGATCAACAAGAATCGAACCAAACAGGACACTGCCGATAAGCAAACGTTTTTGGAGAAGTATATTGACGTCGAAGACAAGCGCAAGTCAAAAATCATTAGTAGGATCTTGGCCGAAAATAAAAAATCGGTAGAGGCTATCTTTATAACAAAACGTGAACTAACTACGTACTTTGTGCGGAATATTCAGGTAAAGTATAAGCACTTCAACTTGGTGGTTCATAATTATCTGCATAAACACTTTATAGTAGACATTAGCAAAGCCCCTTTGTGTGCGCGTCATACTAGACTTAACAAGGCCGAGTCTATTGATCTATTATCGTGCCAATTAATGACATCCCCATACAACCTACCCCGCATATTCATCAATGATCCACACATCATCTGGTGCGGCGGCAAAGTAGGTGAGATTATTCGTATTGAGGTGGATTCTGAGATGGCCGGAAAGAGTATCCGCTACAGAATAGTTGTGCCGCTCAGCGGCAAGGTGCAGACGTCCGATATCTTGGTCGAAGATGAAGAACCCGATGATCTAGAAGAAGAAGACTCACAAGATGATACCGAACAAGAAGATGGTGAACTAGATGAAGGTGATCAAGATCAGAATGAAGAAGAGGGTAGTGCCGATGAGGCAGTCTCTGATGCAGATGATGACGAATTTTACTGAGAACATGCGCAGTACTCAGTTGCAAAAAATATAAGTACTATTTAGACTAGTGCATTTCTTTTTTATTGGTAATGTGGAAAGTATTGTTCAAAACGCGCCTGTCTTTCTGCATAACTATCTGTCGCGCATATGTCCGATACCATGGCAATTACTTCATTAATTTTTGGCACAAATTGATATATATACATGGGGTCTTTGTCCACTAAAATCATATCAGATTTGAATAGTTTCCATGGCAGGAAACCTACTGGATGGTAGCCTTTGTTTATACAGCTAGCTACAAACTTTCTTACAAACTTAGCGGGATTTGTTTCATAGCCGCTATAAGATATTATATCGCCATCAGCACACACGAGGTCTGGTGGGACGCAGTCGCGCAGTCTATGCATATATATGTTAGGGGCAAAGTACTTAACTGTTATCTGTTTGTTGCAGATATGTTGGAATAATTTTAGTGTATCTTGCTCTTCTAGGGCTCCTACATCAATGAGTCGCCCGATTGTATTGGTTTTGGTTAGGCCGCGCGCGTTGAACTGGTGTAAAATGCGATGCAGCAAGGTTCTGGTTATATCTTCGCGCGTATCTTCGTCGGAAGACGAGTCATCATTACTGCGCACTATATATGATTGTTCGGCATCGTAGGTTTCCAAAAGATGAGCATATTGTTCTTTGGTTTGATATATCCCAAGAATGCCAATTGCCAACGGCTCTTGTACGGTAACTTTTTTTTTTAGATCAGACACGTGAAAATTGCGATTATATTCTGGATTGTTACCAAATTGCGCGAGTGTGCATTTGCGATACATATTATTAATGAATAGACCCATCTCAGTCATGTCTATGTCACATAGTCCGGCCTTAACTTGTGGTAGATAGTAGGGCGGGATAACTCCTGCGGGAATAGAAGATAATGGCGATTTGAATTCCAGGAGCGCAATAATCGGAACTAGCTCGCCATTTGCTTTTTTGCATATGACTACAGTTAGGCCATCCGGACTAAACCTATGGTGAGGAATGATACCTTCTAAGCTACCCGTTTCGTATATACATTCTTCAGACAAAGAGATATCCGGAATGAACATTAGTTGAGTTATGATACGTGTTAGTTCTTCAAAGATATTACCCCATTTAGTTGCTACATTATTAACAAATTTGCTTAATCCGCACTTGGATGCTACTAAATCTGCAATAGAAGAGAATGGATTTTTTCCAATTAGTATAGATAGTTCACTGCCGCCTACTATACTTTGGCGCGTTTTAAGCCACTCTTCAGAACCTTGTGGGGCTAGATTTTTATTAGCTAGAATGAATGCACGCACGTCGCTAAGTTTTAGGTCTCTTGCCTCAATCAAGCGTATTGGGATTGTTGACATGCCTACAACTGGTCGCGCATTATCTCCGGCAATTATGGGACGGTCAGTCAATTTATTTGTATGTGCACACAAACTAGATCCGTATGTATATTTATCTATATTTAGAATTTGTAGCATTGGTTAATTTCTAAGTGCGCAGTCTAAAAATTAGGCAATAAGTGATTAATTATATATATAGAGTTGATTAAAATGAACAAGATTGTTATAAATATGTCAAAATTGTTAGATATTCATGATAAAATGCTAGTTGAGCTATCTAAACTTGAAGATCCGGATATATATGCAGATGGGTCGCAAGATATTCCCGATATGAAATCTATAAATAACGAACAGTTAGAATATATTGAAAAATATTACTTATTGTTGGATACAATGGTTAAACGCATGCAAACAACCATCGGGCATACCAAAGCATATAAAGAAAAGCTAAATAAAGCATCGCAGAAAATTAGGCGTCTTATTCACAAAGAAAAGCCCTTGGTCAACGATAATAAGTTTATAAACGTGATCCAAAGTACGCAGACTGAGTCTGCATATAGTAAAAGCATATATGGGGCAATTCGCCATCACCATAGTATAAATGAGGGATCGCATCTCGCAACATATACGCTAACCAAAGCAGTGCAAGTCGTAGATAAATTTACAATAGATCTGCCAATTGTAGATGAGTTGAGCCAAATGAAGCCGACTTTCTATTGGTACGCTGGAGATAAGAAAAATAAAGAAGGTATTTATATGGCACTTATGTCGGGTCTTTATATCCAGGTTCCATTTCCGGATTTGATCAGCAAAAATTCAAAGAACTTCAAGCATAAGTCGATACCATGTAAATATAAAACCTATCAACAGTGTCGGGAAAAGCAGGCCGAATATTCTCGTATTTACAATACCGAATTGCGGCAATGTAACTTTGTGCATGTAGGTGAGCAGTTTATAAAGATCGGCTCTGACTTTAGATGCCCTAATCTGCCGTCTTTTGGGGCACACGAAACTCTGGCAGAAGACATATCTACAGTTACGCTACCAGATATAAAAAATATATTAATGAATGCTAGCAGCGATCTGTTATTGATAACGATGTGGCGGCTCCGACACTTAAATCTGGGTGAGATTGTATTCACTAATTTAGATAAATTGTAGCGCCCAACTGAACGAGCGCCGATGTGGGTTATATTAAACGAGTGGCTACGCGCGCCGATGTGGGTTATATTAAACGAGTGGCTACGTGCGCCGATGTGGGTTATATTAAACGAGTGGCTACGTGCGCCGAATGGTTATTTTTTGTATTGTATATTATTGAGTGGAATATATAATAAACCACATGAGGAATATAATATTGATAGTTTTATTGGTAGTAATCGTGGCTATATTATTTGCGCGCATGCTTGCGCATGTACAGTATCGCCAGAGGCCATTGATTACCGGGATTGTATTGGGTATCATTGGTGCTGTCTGCTACAATAATTGGTCTATGATATCAAGTTATATACACGGAGACATACTCGCACAAGTAGATAGCAAAATAAATAAAAGTTTAGCGGCGTGTAAGCGATATGTAGACAGGCGGCCTAGCGAATACAGCCACGCTAGACCCTATAGAACTGGAAGTAAATCGCGATATATATATACTTCGTCCGACGATGAATCTGCTTCGGACATAGAGCTAGATGATGAACTTATGGAAAAGATGTTAAAGGGGAGTAAAGATCCGCAAAATAAAAAAGAACCCGATATATTCGAAGAATATGGCCTTACTCGATTTAAGCGCGGGAAATATAAACTGCATAAGTCGGCCAAACGAAAATGTGCCGAAAAAGAAGTAAATGGTAAATATTCGCCATATCCCACGGATTTTCATTTTGGTGGCAATGAAAGCGAGATACCCGATGGATGGTCTTCTGTGCGAGGAATGAGAATCGGTACAGACAAATATGACATTGATGGACATCTGATAAATGGAAACACTATCAATCCAAAGTCTGGATATACAGACGAATTCTGGAAAATGAATGAAAAACTATATGGCGAAGAGATGTATTCAGCGGCAGACTTACATATGAGTCGCAAGCCTCGCGAGGCATTCTATTATCAATCTCGCTGGGGTGTGAACTCACTACGACCCTGGATCAGCGCGGAGCTAGACGATCATGCAAATAAAATATGGTGGGAAGACAATCCTGATCTAGACCAATATATGTAAGCATATTGAACTAGTGCAGTCTTAGGCTCGTGGTTTTTTTTTGCAAAGATATAGGCTCGCAATATGTATATAAACGAGTTGAGCTGTTGTAGATTAGGTACCGGAATTGTAGCCACATATATACATATATAGATATAATTATATAGTTATACCCGTGACACATAATGCAATCACAATTAGTTTCGATTCAGAACCAACTGAATGCACAAAACCAGCAAATTGCCGAACTGTTCAAGATAATCAATGTGCGTACAGAAGACATGATAACTAGACAGCATAAACTGCAGACAGACATAAACGACATAAAACTGTTCCTCAAGACTAAGTTAGGGGCGCCGGATTCGGCGCGATTAAAAGATCTGATGAAAATGCGTTTGGCAAATGAGCGATTTGACTATAGGCCATGAGTTTTACGTATCTTGGCAAAACTACATTTGGTCAGACTATGATGTCGCGCCCCGATATAGTTAGGTATCTCTTTTTTTTTACATCTACATATATAGTCCAATAACATGGAAGAATCTATAAACTCCTATAATTCTGCAAATAATAATAAACTATTCAATAACAAGCAATTTATAGAGGCTCTATACAAGAATATAACAAATGATCTAAAACGCCCACTATCGACTGCGGAAAAGACATATTTACAGAATTTGCTTCGTCAAGATATGCCCGTTAAGTTTAGAAACAAACAACCTCGAGAGGTGCTAGATATTTATACTACTTCACTAATCGCCAGATTTAAACAAAACTCATGTACATATGATCGCATAGATATGCATGAGTTAAACAAATCACAGATTGGTTTGAAAGCAGAAGTATCTCAATCCGACTTTACAGCACAGGCGGCTCAACAGTTTTCAAATCAAGTAGTTAGTGCAACGCCGAGAAGTTCCGTATCGCTCACGTCTAATCTAAAGCAGGAATACATAACCTTAGATAGTCGATATAGAAGTTTAGATAACGATGGAACTCTATACTTTAGATGGAATGCCGTATATGATAACTCAGATATACAAGGTGGCTTCAATATTAATCAAAAGGTCAGAGATGTAGTTGCAATCAAATGCTTCCCGATCAAACTACCTTATGTTGGAACTGCCGATAACGACTATGGTCGAATCACAATGCTTATGCAAGAATTCCAGTCGCAGGCATTCATTGCGCATGAAAACTCTAAGTTTCATTTTGTATTCGCGACTGATGTTGAGGATCGATGGATCCATTTGCGTGTGCATAACTACAATGATGGACTATTCAAGTTCGCTACTCCAGTCACGCAGCTGTCGTCATTAACAATGTCATTCGGATCACCACTCCAACCAATCGTGTTCGACCAAGACCGATTTAGTATGTTAGTAACCGACTATGTTACGAACAAAAAAACATATTTTATGTCGCCGGATAATCATAATTTAGAAACTGGAGATCTTGTATATATAAGTGGATTTAATACATACAACCCGCCTTCTGATGCGCCAGTGATTGGGGCTGTTAATAACGTATATGGAAACAAGATCACAACCGTCAACAATACGACATTTTACATAGATGTGGACAGCACTAGTATTTATGCACAGGGTGCGGGTACAATTACCGTGACTAACGGCTCTACATCAGTAGTTGGAGTAGGTGGTACTAACTTTTTAACATTGTTTACAGTAAATGATAGAATTTATGTAAATGGAGAATTTTTAGATGTCAAAGCTATTCTGTCGGATACCTCGATCGTAGTAAAAACTCCATACACCGGAGTAACAGGAACCTATAACTATAGCATAGATAACCGTCTGCCCGGCTTACAAACGCAAGTGTACTTCGGGTCAAAGAGAATATTGATGTACTTCGAGATTACATATATTGATAGCACTTCTACGACTTAATGCGCTCGCAGCAAAGCCACTCGCCGGGGTCACTCGCAGCAAAGCCACTCGCCGGGGTCACTCGCAGCAAAGCCACTCGCCGGGGTCACTCGCAGCAAAGCCACTCGCCGGGATCACTCGCCATTTAATTAATTTTTTTATAGACTTACCTTGATTTCTTTAATTTTCATAGTATATATAGTTTGCAAAATGGCGGCATCGCAATCGCTTACAAAAATGACCGATGAGGTAAAGGAGCAAATCAAGAAAGTTGAAGATGGTATTGTTGCGCAAATCACCAAGTATAATGATGAGATTAAGGCCGCGGAAATAGAAGAAGGCAAGCTGCAAAAGCTCCAAACTCGCGCATATCTGGTCTCTGAAAAGTATAGAAAGTCTCTTCGATCAAAGGATACAGAAGCGACCGCAGAACTTGAATCTGAACTAAGCGATATTGATTCCAATATTAATGGGGCATTAAACAATACTTTAGAAGCCACGCATACGGCATTAGTTACTCTACAGGCCTTGTACAAAGACCATGTTGATTACCTATCAAAGGTGGCCAAGGGTCTTAAAGAACGATGTGAGGCACTAGAAAATGATGCATACTCAGTGATCGCCGCAAAAAATGCCGGCAATACTGCAAATAACCCATCCGCGGGACCAGGTAGAGGGCGCAGAAAAGATAATGTAAAACAGCAGTAAGTTCAGGTCATTGGTTCCAACCACGCGGTTTATTTTTTTGATAGTGCGCTATACGAAGGAATATATAGAAGACATGCTAGAATTTGATAATTTAACAAACCCACAGGTATCACCAGAGGTTGTACGCATGATCCACCAAATAGAACTGAAGAAGTCTACTGCGATATACACAAGCGCTCATATTGATAAGCTATTGGGTAATTTAAATAATTTGTTGACCAAATATTGTGGGATATATCCGTACGACCCCAAGCATGTAAATTTCATAAGCAAGCAATATATCTTGTATGTGACATCCGGCAATGAAGAGTCTAATAAAAACCTAATATATGCGGCAATATCTTCATTTAGGCGTATAACTAAACATAAACCTCATATAATTGTGTGCGATCTAAATGATGAAAGTCTACTGCAATACCTAAATCAACTAAAAATAAATCACGATGCTGAGGTTGAGGTGGCCGCAGTAAATGTATATGGGACAACCATATCCAAAATAATAGACAAAATGATAAAGCCAAAACGTACTTGTTTGATAGTGGTTAATTGCGCAAACACTATGTTTGGTACACTCAATAATATTGCGAAAATAGCGGAAGTCGCACACGCGCGCAAAGTACCAATACATGTAAATTGTACATACTTATTTGGGACACATAGATTACTACCTTATGAGAATGGTATGGATTCATTTGTAATGGATTTCGCACAGGTCGGTGGAATTAAAAACTTTGGCATATTGGGCATTAAAAAAAATCTATTAGATGGCTATCAGCTAGATAAAGCAATAGTTGAGTTGGCACCAACTATAAACCAGTCAAAGCTAGATCCAATATCTCTGCAGATGGCTACTAATGCAATTGCCGCACTATATACGAATCGCGTGTCGCGATTGGCTAAGCAAAAAAAGATAAGAACCGGGTTCTTGCGCGTTTTTCAAAAGTCATTTAACTTAATCTCTATGATGGATTGGCTTAAGGGTACTTATCAGCTAGATTCCATCCTTCGAACGTTTATTATTCTTGCCGGATTGCCCGGATCTACTACGCCGGCTGCTTCGGTGTGTCAAAATATAATATCTCTAATTCCGTTGGGGTTTAGCGCCGAAGAACTAGCTGCATTTGGCAAACTTGCAGTATACAGCAGACCAGATACCGCTATCGTAGCTATATACAAAACTATATTTGGAGAGTTATTCAAAAAAGCAGATAAGTCTCTTGACATATTAGATAATATTTACATACTTTCCTGGGGAGACAAGTTTACAGTGCAGCAGGCCACTAGTTATATAAAAAAAATAGTTACTATTACCACGACTTAGCTTGGATATTCTGTGCGTTCAAGCTGGACTACAATGGTGTCTCGTAACCCCTCGCCCAAGCAGGGGGTTGGCATATGGTACATATCTCCCCGAAATGCAACTGCAGTCCCACTAAATATGGGGATTGTCGTGCGCTTTCTACTTATCTCTACGAGCAGATTTCCGCCTATAACTCCTGGCGATTTATGCAAATAGAAGACCACTGTATTTACAGTATAGTCGATCACTGCGTTATCGTCTTCATGTATATCAAATTCGGATAATGGCGAGAAGTCGGTTGGCTTACAAGAGTAGCGACATACCTCGATTAAATAGTTAAGCTTGTGTAGAGGAGCAGTTGTAAACCCAAATGCATTTAAATGCCGTAGCGCAATTCCAATAGCTGCATCATCATAAATATTGTCAGCTATGTCCGACACTCTATTATAGACCACATTACTTTTATCGCGCCTATGGCAACTAGGTTTGTGATGCGTATAGAAGTATTCATATAATGTCGATTGTTCTTCTTCAGTAAGTGTAAAGTAGTGGAGTTTGGCCTGCTTCATTTTTTTATCTTTATAAAAAAATTCAATTTTGCCAATGATGCGTCTCATAGCTGTATATGGGAAAACATGCGCATGTGATCTGGTATAGAATAGGTCATTGGCTTTTCCGCGACGTTTTGTTTAGCAGTGGGTGCATCTGCGGGCAACTCTGTCGCATTACTAAGGTCGGCAAGTTCGATTTGCTGATACTGATCATACTGCTTTGTAAAGTGCACATATAGTCCGATTAAATATCCATACATCTTTTCTATAGTGTTCATGGTATCGCGTATGCTATACGTTGACTTATATTGCATAATATCCAGATTTTCAGACAGATACTTTACGAATTCAGCCTTGCGATGATATATATTATTAGGATCGTAACTTATTGGTGCCATACATATATCTACTATATATGCGGCACTGCCAGCTATGGGATTATGCCAATATCCTTTGAATATTTTTAATGTAGTGTTTTCCGGCGAAATTGTCTTAATTACTTTACCCTGATGCGCAGGCGTGATGTTGTCAGTTGCGCCGTATACAAAATTGACTGGGCATGTTAGTGCGAGTAACTGTAAATAACATGGCTCAGTAAAGCAGCCATTGCTATAAGATACTTTGCCGTAGTTAGATACAAATCTATCCGCAAATGTGTCTTTACCTGAATAGAAGTGTACCCAATATTTGGACTGTTCTGCACTAACAAATCTGCGAAGTATAGTATCATACATGCGCTTACCCGTAGGAGTAAGTCCTCTCAATATAGCATATGGGAAGTGTAGTTTGAAATATATACCAAAGTAACCGGCGTATACCCCGAGCGTTGGAAATAAACCGGCCGGCGAGATCAGTGTTAAAGAGGCAATACTGCAGTGTTTGCTAAAATTAACCGCTATAAATGCACCAAATGAATGACCAACCAGATGAATTTTTGGCGTCGCGGGTTCGTTTGGCGTCGCGGGTTCGTTTGGCGTCGCGGGCTTGTTTGACGTCGCGGGTTCGTTTGGCGTTGCGGGCTCATGTGGCGTTGCGGGCTCATGTGGCGTCGCGGGCTTGTTTATAATATCATCTACAAATGTTTTCAAACACACTAGTTGCAAGTCCATATATTCGCTAGGATCAAGATCTAGTATGGGCTCACAAGTACTTTTGCCATGCCCCAATAAGTCAATAAAGTAAAAATTACAGTTTGTAGGTATATATTTGACTAGGTGTATATATATGTTAGCCGAACTAGCGGCGCCATGCAAACACATGAATACAGAGTCGGGGGATGTATGCATGTTAGGCGAAGTAATATACCGCGTCGTTATGTGGCGTTGTTTTCCCATATACTCTATGTCAAACTCATGACATTTTCGCAAGATTAGTCCCTGCGCATACTCGGGGTGAAGGCTTAGTTCGGCGCGCTCCCATTCGGGCATATGTTGCGCGACCAGGTCTCCCGATATACTCTCTTCTATAGCGGATTTTATATATATTGCAACAAGAACTCCTGCCATAGTTGGTGCGATTATAGCTAACGCTATAAATAATATAAAAAAAACCGGTGCCGCTAGATATTGCAATACCATATTTGTAAGTGCCTAGCGTGGTGTGTTCCACTATATATATAAGTTGGTTCATACCATGAACTACAACCATAGATTATTATTAACATACTTGCGGCGTCAATCACAACCCATACGCAGAATATTGAATATCAGTAGCGAGAATATTGAGTTTCCGATTCATTATGACGTTATCCATGTCGATACTAATGTTTATAAACAAATAAAAACAGAAGAGCAGCTTGGGTTCCGCAGATATGAGTTTGACTTTGTTTATTGTAAAAATATATCTGATGTGTTTGCCAACCCTTATTTAGGCTATCGTGTTCTTTCAAACGTAGCCCCGCGCGGATTAATCAAGAATGTATCGCCTATTTGTGTACTACTAAAAGGCCTAAAAGAGAAGCGAGTAGTATGGACGTGCCCGGATACAAACTCTTTACACTTTATGGACTACTACAAGCCGGGATACGTCAAAGATATGGATCTCGGAAATTGGGATTTTATTTGCTTAAATCGACCATACTTTCTAAATGACTGGTATACTTGGAATTTGCCAACTGAATTCAGAATCAAGTATATTCCCACAGAGATAGAGTTTGATGATTATAAAAAATTATTAATATCCGCAATGGAGCAGTCTGCAAAGAATACACGCGCCGTTATTATTAATAAATAGGCGCTACGCCAATATAGTATTTTTTTTATATGGACTTAGGCTTCTAGCCAAGGATGCGCCAAAGCCACATCTAGATCCATTCGCTTCATTGGGTCAAACTCCATCAATCTACTTATAAAGTCGGTTGCCAGTTCGTCACATAGCCTTCGTCCGTCTACATCTATATTTTTTGTATATTTTAGTGGGCGACAATCTCCAACTTGTCCAAATATATCAGCATATCTGCTTTTTTTGTTATTGAGCTTAGAGTCGTATGGAAAATGGCCATGTAATAGTGTATATGCAATGACTCCAATTTGCCATATATCCACGCGAAACAAGTTGTTGCCCGCAAGATGGTAATTAGTCAAAAAGTCGCAATTCAGCGGAATATAGTATGCATTTATAACTTCCGGGGGTGTATAGTGTACGCTAGTTGATATGAACTTATACATGATTTCTGACGTATGGTCATGTGTAAAGATTGCCGCACCAAAGTCAATCAGTTTTAGAGTGGACACATCATTTTTACAACCGAACATGATATTGTCTAGCTTTAGATCAGAGTAGCAAATATTGTTTTTATGGCATTTTTGCACTGCGCAAATTAGCCACTTTAATATTCGCTTGATCTGTGTTACTGATATTCGGATAACTTTCGTGTCTTGTGTTACTGATATGTTGCCCGCGCGAACTATACTGTGTACGGTCGCGTCGTCTGCTTTGCGATAGTGGCGTTCAATATAATTAAATAAGTCGCCACCGGCACACCACTCCATTACTAGCATACATTGCCTATGTGATGGATCAATATGGTATCCTAATAGCGTAACTATTTCAGATTGGCCATGCAACATATGCAACATTTCAGGTTCATTATTTTCATTGTCTGCCGCGTCAGAGTGTTCTATAATTTTTACGGCGACGTCAATTATGTCATATGCCGTTGTCTCGCTTAGACAAATGTGGTCTTTTACAGACACGTGGTGCCAAATCTTTAGTTTACCGCGATAGACTTTGTTTACAGATACTGTTGTCAGCATGCCGCTTTCGCAATACAATAACTCTTGGTGATTACTACGCTTTCCATTTATCTCCGCAATATTGTCAAACACGTAGTAGTTTAGATGCAGGTCATCAAGGATAGATTGGCATTTCGCATACATATCTTTTGGGTTATGTGAAGATGTTCTTGCGCGTTCTATCTTCTTAAAGGTTTTGTTGGGGTCCAAGTTAAATTCGGCGGTTTTCCTTGCATAATCGGCGGAAAGCTCATGTTTAGAGCGTAACATCCTATTAAAAAAAGATTTCATTAGATTGTATATTTACCCAAATATTAGCCTCTACATTATATAATTATAAATTTTGTATAAAAATAATATAGCGGCGATGCGCGCGGCAAAAAAATAAATAATATAGCGGCAATGTGCGCGGCTATCCATTTATACAGTAGTTTGTTTTGAGACCCCTCTAGTTAAGTTGTTTCTACGGGGTTTACTCGCTTTCAAGGTTGATTGCAATGTAGTAAATGTTTCAGTGAGGGTATCTAGTTCAGTGAGGGTATCCTGAACTCGGTTAGTTAGATTAAAAGCCAGATGATAGGTTTGAATTAACGCATCTACAGTACCAACAGTAACAGTCCTGTCGCGCCCAGTACTAGTAATAACTTTTAGAATATTTCCGGCACTATGAACCAATTCCAAAAGGATTTGATTGCATAGGTTTCTAAATTCACCCGATGTCTTTACATTAGAATAGGCTTCATCAGTAGAGTGACTATCTGCCAGTTCTCTACTAACATTTTTGCAAATGTCAACAACATAGCTGTAAAGCTTAAATTTATTTCCGGGGTTCAGTTTCTCCAGATCTACAAATGAAACTGGTGTCTTTTTGGTAGTATCATCAGTAACGCGCCCACCAGTCTGCCAAGATAGTGCGGCATTCCAAGTGTTTAAGCTTTCAACAATTGACGCCAAATAAGTTGCATCAGTACCGACTCCGCTCATATTGCTATAGTTAACTGTCGTCTTTCCATTAACAACACACGCAGAACTTGCTTTGGTAATAAGATGCTTCAGTACCAACTCAAAGAAGCCAGTTAGTCGCAAGTTTGCCTGTACGTTCATTCTGACCTTGTCACGCGCAATTAGACTTCGGTAAAACTTAAATCCTTCTTCGCCGGTTAAATTATAGATTTTTTGTTGAACAGTAAACTCCTTGTAGAACTTCTTATTAAAGCCCTCGTACAACGACTGTACGCTTTCATTATTCTTTGCGGATAATTTAGTTGCATTAATCAACTCTTGCAAGGTGGCGGAAACAACTGGCTTTCCGGCTTCGTCTTTTGGGCATTCGTCCACCAAAGCCTTGAGTTTCTTTCGTTCGAATTTGGTTCGTTCGCTAGCCAAATGATCTGCCAAAAGTCCCCGCAAATAGGTTAGAGTGGGTTGCGTAAAGCCATGGAATGACAGATACCCTTCTTTTAAGTTAGAGGCTTCTAGAAGAGCGTCTTTATTGGCAACCAATTCTTTATCGGCCAACCTAAAGCTGCGATTAAATACAACATCTAACAGGAGTCGCTTAACGCGTACCGGCATGATGCTAAGTCCATTCTTGTCGACGCTCAACACAACTGGAGTGGTCACTTTTTCTGGCTTTTGTTTAGGTGTCTTTTCTACAGTCTTCTTTCTACCTTTCTTATCGGCGGCAACTACTAGTGGTTCAGCAACTTTGTCTACAGGAGCAGGTTCTGCGACTTCTGCTGCTTTTTTAGAACGTCTTTTTGGTTTGACTTCTTCGACTACTACAGTAGTAGCCTTAGTTCTTGACTTTTTAGTTTCATTTTCAACTCTAGTGCGCTTCTTAAGCGAGACATCTTCAGTAGTTTCAGTTCCAACGGTTACTGGTAAAGTTCTGACCATTTTCTCTATTAATTATGCGGAATGCGAATGCGAAT